ATGGAAAAAGTAATCAGAGATGCAGGTGGCTGTACTGACTTTGTGGCCATCATTACATACCCTGATACAAAGACTCAGATTCCAAGCCATTACAGTTTCACATATACTTTGATGGGAAACGTCATTAACGATGAGTTCGACAACGTCAATCCTGATGAAGTAAACGCAGCGATTAATGAAGAGGCTGACGATCAGGGCGCTGATGATGTAATTGTTCCACCAAGCAGTGCATCAAGCAGTGTTGTCATAACAAGCCTAGATAAGAAAGCCGAGTATATCGTAATCAAGAATACCGGCACTCAAGCTGTTAATCTATCCGGGTGGAGAATCCGATCGGTTAGAGGGGATCAGAATTTTACGTTCCCAGAGCATGTCTTAGAGGTCAATGCTTCTGTCAAAGTCGGTGACTCAGCCAAGAATGCGGATGTAGATTTCCACTGGCTAGATGGTAGGGGAACATGGAACAACAGTGATAGCGATCCTGCAGAGCTATACAACAGCGCTGGGGAACTGGTCGATCGATTTGAGGATTAAGTGGCTGCGGTCTACATTCGCGGTGATCTGGAGTCATAGAGTTATCCGAACTTATAGGTAATGGCTCTGTTAGGAGGTCTTTTCACATGAAGTATTCAGAAATAGAAGTAAAGAGAATGCTGAAAGCCGATGATTTATGCCTGGAAGATCAAATTGTGTTCAATATCTTGAATTTTATCAGGACAATCCATCTCAATCGTCAGAACTTCATTGAATCATCCTTCGGGTCTGAGTTCTTTGGTGAGCTGCCCATGACATTTAAGAAGAATCCAGGGCAGGTGATGGGCCTGATTACAGCGACGATTGATGGCGAGGTACGGAAGTACGTCTTCAATGATAAAGGGTATGAGCCTTTAGAGGACCTGCTCGATTTAGGTCAGTAACTATTAGATAGGTAGCCCAGTAAAGATGAGCGCCTCTTCAGGACTAGACCAAGGTGTAGATCCTACTCTCCGGCAGGTGCTACCATTTTGAAGGTGAGTGTTGGGAGCTAGGACTAAAAAGGATAATGGGAGCTAGGACTAAAAAGGATATTGTGGAATTTTTATAAAAATCATACATGAAAACTGCATCAAAAAAGTGTCGATTTTATAGAAATTCCACGAATTGTATACGGCGAACATTTGATAAAATTTTACTGGTAGGTTACCAAAAAATTTTAAATTGATCTAAATGAAAGGGTGTGGTGATCTATTTAGCCCTTAAGACATATCAGTTTTCTATCGATGTCAAACACTATCAGAACTACTCAAATGAAAAGTACTAGGCGTACCATCCCTTTTTATTTACACCACTTTGTTAAAAATATCACAATAATGACAATCGATTAATTTCACTCAAAAAAATTATCTTTCATGAAGATTGATTCTATAGGCTTTGTTGGATTTCGAAAGAAAAATGAAAAAAGTTGCAATGGACAAGAACGTATGTTCGGTTGTATAATGTAGATAAGCCTTTTCGCCACAGATTATTCTGAAAATAGGAGGCTATCCATGCATACGGAAATTGATTTACAAGACAAGCAATCATCTTCCAACCGGTTGAAAGGGGTGAGACCATTGGGGGAAAAACCTGTAACAAAGAAGCAAAAAGAACAGCAGCGTAAGGAAAAACAACTGCAAGAAAAACAACTGCAATTGGAACAGCATGAGCAGAGACAACTTGAGCAGAAAGAGCAGGAACATCGAGCAGAGCCTGAACAACTAAAAGAGGAGCGACATCAAGAGAAACAGCTACAGGAGAAACAGCTCCAAGAGAAACAGCTCCAAGAGAAGCGAGTTCAGGAGAAAGTGATCAAAGACATTAGAAGACCTATGAAGTCTCTCCAAGATTCGCAGCTTGATGATTCGCGGCACTTTCACAAGACAAAACTTTTACTTTCTATCTACCGTACAGTTGTATGGAGGATCGAGGGTGCAATTGGTGAGGTTCAGGTAAAAGCAAACGAGTACGGAAGTGGCAGAATCGCTGAACTCATAGACTTTCTAAGTTTAGAACTAGACGAGTACGACTTAAAAAGAGATAAAAAGGTCGTTGAGGAAAGGCTTATGTGCATTGCCCAGACAAAGCATATGATTGAAATAATTGATAAAGCTCTCAAACATCTGAGAAACCATCCGATTAATGGGCAGCTTTATCACGACATTATAACGCACTGCTATATTAAGCAAGAGATTATGAGCAATGAAGCCATCATCCATAAACTCAATTTGACGAGCTCATCATTTTACCGCCACAAAAAAGAAGCTACAAAATTGATGGGTATAGCGCTTTGGGGGTATATCATCCCGCCGCTTAGAGACTTTTGGGATGGGGTCCATTAGAGTGATTACTTGATTGAGAATCAGAAATGGTTTGATTGAGAATGTGATACTTTCTCGGGAGCATCGTGGCATTTTCTTGAAAGCATCGTGATACTTTCTTGAGAGTTTCATGGTACTCCTGTGAGAGTTTCGTGAGAGGTTATTGAGAGTTTCATGATAGTCTGATGATAGAAAATTGGTAGTCTTTTGGAATTGTTTTGAGAGTTTTGTTCCTTTACACTATGTATAGTGGGAAGCACATGCAAAAAATGAATATGATGGAAAATGGCCGCTTGGGTTAGAACTCTATGTAATTTTGAGTTTTGATCAGAGCGGCTATTTTTATACCCAAAATTTGAGAGTGGGATCCATCTGGCCAAATTGGCTCTAGTACGTGTGATACGTATTAGGGCCTTTTTTATGCCCTTTTGATACATGTGCTTCCTCTAATACATTCCAAGGAGGAACGAACATGATCAAAAATATGCAAACAAAAGACGGCCTTACAACATCGATCGAAATCTCTAAAGAAGGGAAAGTGACCTACTCGGTTGGGAAGAAGAAAACAACCTTTGATTTGAGCGAGTGTGACTCGTTTACTTATGAGTTTGATGCAACGGGTGAAAAATTTGAAATTACAGAAGGGATGCTCCAGGAGACGGAAGGTGTAGAGCCTTGGCTGTGGCTTGTGATTAGCAAAGGTGAAGAGCGCCTTGAGTACAACAACGACCATGCTGAAACGCGGAGACATTTTAGTTACTCTGATCAAAATGATAAGTTCGACACCCTAATGGCTGATGAAGATGCACTTGATATGGTGCTGGCCAATCTTGAGAAAGAAGCATTGAGAGAAGCCATAAAAACATTAGAACCTCAGCAGCAGGAACTGGTAATGGACATTTATTTTAGAGGACTTTCCATGGCTGATATAGCTAGAAAAGAAGGGCGGGACAAATCCTCAATAAGAGACAGAAGAAACAAAATCATGAAAAAACTTAGAAAAAAATTATTTTAGGGGCCCCTCTTTTGCTTCTCCCGTGGCCTATATATAGAGGACGCTGATGCGGTACTCAAATCTCGATACGAAAGGGAGGTGAAACTGATGAGTAAACAAGGTGTCTTGAATCTACAGAAGGCAAAAACCATGCACCATGTGGAGATCGGCATCAAAAAGCCAAGTCCTAACCAGGTTCTTGCAGCCCGTAAGATGACGATCCGCGATCGTTTGTTAAATGCGATTTTTGGTGATGGACACAAAATGGTTGTTTTAGTACCTGGAGAGAGTGTAGGGACAATTTCCATCACTGAGATGGAGGTCCAGGAAATGGATCAAACAGATCAAGAAAAATAGAGAGGAGCGAGCGAATGAAAGAGAACCAAAAACCAGCTTATGTGCTGACCTCTGAGTCGGTAACGGAGGGGCATCCAGACAAAATGGCGGATCAGATCGCCGACAGCCTACTCGATGCAGTACTAGATGAAGATCCGGACGCAAGGACGGCAATAGAAGTGACCTTATCTAATGGTCTCATCCATGTGTTCGGAGAGGTAAGTACAAAGGCGGATGTTAACTACAAGAAAGTCATCAGGAATGTGATTTTTGATATCGGATACAGAGCAGACGAACTATCTGCGGATGGCGAATTCTACAGAATGCTCGTCAGGCTAAATAAGCAATCTCCTGATATCGCATTGGGGGTTGATAGGGATAGTGCCCAGCAAGGTGCGGGAGATCAGGGAACCTTAATTGGATACGCCACTGATGAAACACCAGAGTTCATCCCTTTGTCTTTGCTTCTTTCTCATCGACTATGCATGAGACTGGCCGAAGCAAGAAAGTCAGGGCTGCTTCCTTACCTCAAACCAGATGGGAAAGCCCAGGTATCCGTCGGTTATAGGAAAGACCATAAACCAGTATCCGTTGAAGCAATTGTTGTATCTGCCCAGCACTCAGAAGGCTTGGATACTAAAAAGCTGCGGGAGGATGTCTTAAAGCACATCATCTTAAAGGTCATCCCACATGAGCTCTTAACTGAGCGCACCAATGTGATGATTAACCCCACTGGGAGGTTTGTCCTTGGTGGTCCATCAGCAGATTCAGGCCTGACCGGAAGAAAGATTATCGTAGACACTTACGGTAGTAAAGGACGTCATGGTGGTGGAGCATTCTCTGGAAAAGATCCAACAAAAGTAGACCGTTCTGGTGCATATCTAGCCAGATACATTGCAAAGAACATCGTCGCAGCAGGTCTTGCTAAGGAATGCGAGGTGCAGGTTTCTTACGCCATCGGCGTGGCGAGGCCCGTGTCCTTTAAACTAGATACTTTTGGGACAGGAAGGTTACCGGATGAACTGCTAACTGCAATCATCATAAAGCTCATTGATATGAGACCTGGGACCATCATCAAGTCCTTTGAACTAAAGAGACCCATCTACAGACAGTTTGCGGTCTATGGCCATTTTGGAAAAGAAAAGATGCTGCTGGATGGTGTTGAGAAAAACACTCCATGGGAGATGACGGATCTGGTTCCGACTCTTAAGGACCTGATTCGAGATTATTTCAAGATGAAAGGAGAGGGGAAGGATGAGCAAAATTAAACTCGTATTAGAAGTTGTCAACGATCTTAAATCGCTAGCTGAAAGTATCGAGACTTTAGTACATGTGATGGAAGCGAATGAAGTTGAAGCAGTCAAAGAAGTACCAAAAAAGAAACCAAAGTCTAAGGCAAAAACTGAAGAACCAGAACCTGAAGTTGAGGAAGTACCAGAAGAAAAACAACCCTCTTTAGAAGAACTTAGAGCGGTCATGGCTGATAAAAGTAGAGATGGATTTAGAGCTGAGGTGAAGGCTATTCTCACGAAATACGGAGCAAACAACCTTTCCTCTCTCGATCCTAAGCATTATTTATCGGCGATGAAGGAGGTAGGTGAATTGAAGTGAGTGGATCGTACAATGAACATTCCGATTTATCAGCATCAGCTTCTCACAGGTGGTTAGCCTGCCCGCCTTCAGCAATGCTTGAAAAAGAAGTGCCAAACACCACTAATGAGCATGCAGAAGCGGGAACCGCCGCACATGACCTCGCTGAGTACAAGCTCAAGAAAGCACTGAAGATGAGAGCCAAGAAACCAAACAGTAAGTATCAAGACGAAGAGATGGATGAGTATACGGACCTCTATGTTGAATATTGCCTTGGACTCATTGAAAAGGTCAAAGACACCTGTGCTGATCCGCAGATCTTGATCGAGCAAAAATTAGATTTCAGTGATTTCGTACCTGGTGGGTTTGGAACCGGAGACCTAGTGATCGTTGGAAAGGGAACACTTTATGTTGTGGATTTTAAGTACGGTTACATTGAAGTCTCAGGGAAAAGGAACTCACAAATGATGTTATACGGCCTCGGGGCACTTACTTTATTCGACATGCTCTATGACATCGATAAGATTTCAATGACCATTTTTCAGCCCAGAGTAAATAACTTTCCAACAGATGAAATGACCGTAGAGGAGCTGCTCTCATGGGCTGAAGAAGAACTAAGACCTAAAGCCCTTTTGGCAAGCCGGGGTGAGGGTGAGTTCTGTGCAGGTGAACACTGTAGATTCTGTCGAGTGGCGGCAAGATGCCGGGCACGAACTCTCAAGAACCTGGAAATGGCTAGATATGAGTTTCAAGATCCAGCGCTTTTATCAGATGAAGAAATCGCTGAAATCATAAGCGTCGCTGAGGAGCTTTCCAAGTGGGCGAGCGATATCTATACCTATGCTACGGCTCTTGCTATAAACGAAGGTAAGGAGTGGTCAGGCTACAAGCTCGTTGAGGGGCGCAGTAGAAGGCGGTATACCGATGAGGTGGCAGTAGCAGAGGCAGCTAAGGCTGCTGGTTACACGGATATTTTCAAAAAGACACTACTGTCTATCGGCGAACTAGAGAAATTGATGGGGAAGAAGAAGTTCAGCGACATCCTTGGGGGTCTGGTGGAGAAACCAAAAGGAAAACTGACACTTGTTCCGGATACGGATAAACGAAAACCTGTTGATTCGGTTTTTCAAGATTTTGATGTTATCGAGTAAAAACTAACTAAATGTGATTAAGGAGGAAAAGCAATGAGCGCAGAAACAAGAATCAGAATTTACGGGAGACTAAGCTATGCAAACCTTTGGGAGCCAAAGTCGGCATATGGCAACAAGCCAAAGTACAGTGTATCAATCATTATCCCCAAAAGTGACAAAGCAACAGTTAATAAGATTTTAAAGACAGTTGAAATAGCAAAGCAAAAGGGGGTCACCAAATTATTTGGAGGAGAAATCCCTAATAAGTTTCATTTGCCACTTAAGGATGGAGATATTGAGAGGCCTAACGACCCTAGTTATAAGGATTCGTATTACATTAATGCAAGCTCTTATAATCCACCCAAAATTGTGGATAGAGTGAGAGAACTCATAGTAGATCGAAGTGAAGTTTATAGTGGTTGTTATGCAAATGTGGCCATTACCCTATACCCATATAGCAAAAATGGAAATAAAGGGGTTTCTGCAGAACTTGGGAACGTACAGAAGGTGGAAGACGGAGAACCATTAGGAGGAATTTTCAGACCGGAAGATGACTTTGAAGTTTTAGATGATGACGATGACTTCTTGGATTAATCAATCTAGGGCCAGAGAGGAGGTGGTAAACCCATGAAGATTTTATCCATCGACATTGAGACATTTTCAGATACTGACCTTGGAAAGTGTGGTGTTTACCGCTACACCGATAGTCCAAATTTCGAGATTCTGCTCTTTGCCTACAGCGTTGATGAAGGTCCAGTTCAGCTAATTGACCTTGCCAGTGGTGAGGAGTTACCTGAAGAAATCGTTGAAGCCATTCTAAATGAAGACATCATCAAGACAGCCTTTAACGCCAACTTTGAACGAGTGGCTCTTATGAGATATCTCAGTCGAAAGCTCTATAAGAATGTGTATCTTAATCCATCTTCGTGGCGGTGCAGTGAGGTTCAGGCAGCAATGCTTGGACTTCCTCTCCACCTTGAGGGAGTAGCTAAAGTGCTAAGGCTTGACGCGCAAAAGATGTCAGAGGGAAAACCACTGATCAGATACTTCTGTATTCCCTGCAAGCCAACAGCCGCCAATGGTGGGAGAACCAGAAACCTTCCATCAGATGCACCGGACAAATGGGAGCTCTTCAAGCATTACAACATCAGAGACGTAGAAGTTGAACTGGAAATCAGAAAGAAGATTAAAGACTACCCCATTCCAGAATCAGAACAAGCCCTCTATGAACTAGACCAACGAATTAATGATCGAGGCTTTAGGGCGGATATGGATTTCGTCATGCAGGCCATTTCTTGTGATCATCAGTTTACTGTTGCGGCCACAGAAAGAGCCTATGAACTGACTGGCCTAGAGAACCCAAATTCCGTATCACAACTCAAGGACTGGCTGTCAGAGCGTGGCGTGGAAGTGGAGAGTCTTTCAAAGAAGAATGTAAAAGAGCTGGTCAGTGAAACTGAGGGTGAAGTGGAAGAAGCACTAAAGCTACGGCTCCTCATGGCCAAGACCAGTGTCAGAAAATATGAAGCCATTGAAAGGGCGGTGTGTTCAGATGGCAGAGTCCACGGGCTCTTTCAGTTCTATGGAGCTAATCGAACAGGCCGGTTTGCCGGGAGGCTGGTGCAAGTCCAAAACCTCCCACAGAACCACCTTGTGGACTTAAAGCTTGCTAGGGATCTAGTCAAAGAAGGACGTTTTGATGATCTGCAGATGCTCTTTGGAAATACACCTGGGGTACTGTCAGAACTTATAAGAACCGCCTTTATTCCAAAGGATGGTCACCGGTTTATTGTAGCAGACTTTTCAGCCATAGAAGCGAGGGTCCTATCCTGGCTCGCCGGTGAGAAATGGAGACTTGAAGTGTTCCAGTCACATGGAAAGATCTATGAGGCGTCTGCATCACAGATGTTTCATGTACCCATAGAGGAGATCACAAAAGGCAGTCCACTGAGGCAAAAGGGTAAAATCTCTGAACTTGCCTGCGGTTATGGTGGAGGCGTTGGAGCACTTAAATCCATGGGCGCCTTGGAGATGGGCGTTGAAGAAAACGAACTGCAAGGACTGATCGACAACTGGCGGAGGGCCAATCCCCACATCGTGAACTTCTGGTGGGAAGTTGACAAGATGGCCATCAAGGCAGTGAAGGAGAGAACCAGAACTAGAACTCACGGTATTGTCTTCACCTATAAAAGCGGTATGCTTTTCGTCACATTACCCTCAGGTCGTGACCTGGTCTACGTGAAGCCAAAGCTCATGCTGAATAAATTCGGACGAGAGGGTTTGACCTATGAAGGCATCGGAACCACGAAAAAGTGGGAGAGGATAGAGACCTATGGACCGAAGATTGTGGAGAACATTGTACAAGCTGCATCAAGAGATCTTCTGGCTGAGGCCATGCTAAGACTTGATAAAGCTGGGTTTGTCATTGTCGCTCATGTGCATGACGAGGTGATTTGCGAAGTGCCAGTAGGTGAGTCCAGCGTAGAAGAAATATGCAGCATTATGAGCGAAAGCCCCAAGTGGTCGGAAGGATTACCTCTAGATGCAGATGGTTATGAATGCGATTTTTACCAGAAGGATTAAAACACACATGATCAGATATCGGAAATCAGATTAAAAAAGGGAGGTTACGCAAATGAGTGAGATGCAGATAAATGACATGATTGATCTAGAACAGTTCATTCAAGCGGAAGTGAAAAAACAACTAGAAAAGGCCCAGCTCACTTTAGGAGATAGGGCCAACTTCACTACAGGAAGATATGGAGAAGTCAGAAAAAAGTACCGAGATGTTTTTAAAACTGCGAAGTTCGATTGTGGTTTCTTTACTCATAAGATACTAGATGCTATTAAAGAAATCGCTAAAGCAGATGCGGGACTTAGTTACATGAGTAAGGCAACAGAAGAAGATTTTGAAAAGATGGCGGACGTCTTCGAGGTGATGGCTGAGGCGTATCTGAACTATAAAAAAAGCCATCACAGTGAAACTGAAAGCGAGGAAAGATAGATGATCTCAAAAGAGTACGGGAAGTGCATTTTGAGTTGCGACATATGTGGAGCACAAGCTGACGAAGAGTATGAGTATTTTCAAGATGCAATAGATGCTAGAGAAGATATTGGATGGAAGAGCAAGAGGGTCGAAGGTGAATGGTTAGATATTTGCCCCGACTGTATCGAGTAAGAATTGAGCATACAACCCTCATTGATCAAGAAAGAAGGAGGACGCCATGATATTTATCATTTCAACAGGCAACAGCCGTAAAGATATTTTCTGGAAGGAGCAGACGGTGTCCTGGGAGGAGTTTGCAAAAAGACTCTCCCGAACAACCGTCACCAGTGAAACTCAGGAAGAGTATCGAAAGATGAAGAAGTATCAGCAGGACAATGTGAAAGATGTGGGCGGCTTTGTAGCCGGTCAGCTAAAAGATGGAAGAAGGACCAAAGCCAGCGTCATGAATCGGTCCATGCTAAGTCTTGATATGGACCACGCAGATGATGCGGTGGTTATAGCTGAGAACATGGAAATGCTCTATGGTTACGCGGCAGTAATCTACTCCACCCACAAACATACACCAGAGAAGCCAAGACTCAGGCTGATCATTCCACTATCGAGAACAGTGACAGCTGATGAGTATCAAGCGATCAGCAGAAGGATCGCAAAAGAAATCGGTATTGAGCTTTTCGATGATACCACCTACGAACCTAATAGGCTCATGTACTGGCCAAGTACATCCAGTGATGGAGAGTATTTCTTTAGGGAAATCAAAGGAAGCTTCTTAAATCCTGATAGCATCTTAAAGCTATACGACAACTGGCAGGACACGTCATCATGGCCGGTGTCATCAAGACAAACCAAATTGTTAGATAAGCTGATGAAAAAACAGGCAGATCCTATCAGAAAAGAAGGGTTGATTGGGGCTTTCTGTAGGAGCTACACCATAGAAGAGGCCATCGAGGCGTTTCTTTCAGATGTCTACCAGCCAAGTGTCATGCCAGAGCGTTACGATTATATTCCGGCGGATTCCACAGCAGGTGTTGTCATCTATAGTGGAAAGTATGTCTACTCTCATCACGCGACGGATCCTGCATGTGGTCATCTCTGTAATGCTTTTGACCTTGTGAGGATCCACCGATTTGGTGACCTAGATGAAGCCGCAGACGAAAAGAAGCAGCTTCCCTCAGTAACGGCCATGCTTGAGTTTTGTTCTGAAGATGAAAACGTAAAACGACAACTAGCTAAGGAGCGGGAAGACGAGATCAATAGAGAGTTTGAGACGCTAGATGAAGAGGTCGATTCTCAAGAAAATCAGGACACCTCTAAAACCGAACCAGAGGAGGGTGAGGTGGATCTTACCTGGCAACTAAAGCTTGAAGTGAATAAGAATGGAACGATTAAAGATACACCTACTAACATTCTGACAATCATCAGAAACGATCCAAGACTTAAAGGTGTGGCTTATAACCAGATGACCCATCTACTAGATGTCAACGGGAAGCTTCCCTGGAAGCAGGTCAAACCTGGATGGAATGACTCGGACCTTGCCAATCTCAAAATGTACTTTGATAAGCATTACGGGATCTGGTCACCGGCAAAGATTAAGGATGCCCTCTTAACCGCTGCATCAGAGCGGGTGTTTCACCCTATCAAAGAATATCTGGAGGGGCTGCCGGTTTGGGACGGAACCGAGAGACTTGATACGCTACTGATCGACTATCTAGGTGCCGAGGATAACCCGTACACAAGAGCAGTGATGAGAAAGACATTAGTAGCAGCAGTGGCAAGAGTATATGAGCCGGGAACAAAATTTGATTACATCTTAGTACTGAATGGTCCGCAGGGAATTGGGAAGTCTACCTTCTTTGCCAAACTAGGCGGGAAATGGTTCTCTGACAGTCTAACCGTATCCGATATGCGCGATAAAGCAGGGGCAGAAAAGCTTCAGGGTTATTGGATCCTTGAGCTAGGTGAGCTTGCGGGTCTACGCAAGATCGATGTTGAGACGGTGAAGTCATTCATTACCAGGACGGATGATAAGTTCAGACAAAGCTATGGCATCAATGTTGAAAGTCATCCAAGGCAGAGCGTTATCGTCGGAAGCACCAACAGTACCAGTGGTTTTTTGAGAGATGTCACCGGAAACAGGAGATTTTGGCCGGTAAGAGTGAACCACGGAAAGAAAAAGGTATGGGAGATGACGGACATTGACCAGATATGGGCTGAAGCTCTTGAAAAATACAAAGCTGGCGAACCACTAATCCTGATCGGTGATGAAGTGAAAATGGCCTATGAAGAACAGCGAGATGCCATGGAAGCAGATGATCGTGAAGGTTTAGTTGAGCAATACCTAGAGAAGCTTCTTCCTGATAAGTGGCCAAAGATGGACATTTACGAAAGACGCAGTTATCTGGCTGGTGAGAGCGATTTTGGCGAAACCGTACCTGAAGGAGCCAATCGAAGAGATCGCGTCTGCTGCTTAGAAATTTGGTGCGAGTGTTTTGGTAAAGAGAGAAACACCATTCGTAGAACAGACTCTTACGAAATAGAAGCGATTCTTATGAGGATTGGTGGATGGAAGCGATATGACGGAAACAAGCGAGGAAATATCAAGTTTCCGATTTATGATTCTCAACGGGCATTTGTTCGAGATGAAGACACCGATTCTGAAAATGAGTAAGATGCAGCTGATAAAGATGTTAATGAGATAAAGGAATCACTCAGAAGAAGTGGTCTATGAAATAGGGGTCTATGAAAAGGTGGTCGATAGCCACCTGCTTGGTGGTATATGGTGCTACCAAGCGGCAAGAGTTGAAACTGCAAAAGTGGTATGTGGTAGTCTGAAAAGCTTCATCCCACTGACATCTACCACCAAGGCAAACCTTTGTAAATCAATGTGTTCGGCACGGTAGTGGTAGAAGTGGTAGATAGCCATATTGAAGTTTTAAGTTTATAAGAATAATAGGTAAATCGCCTACCTACGCGCGTAAGAGTTTTAAAGTACTATATACCACCTTTTTATACCACCAGCTATTAACGATGAAGTGTAAACAGAAATTATGAAATATGTAGTGGAGCTTGAAACTTGAGACGGAAATCTGAAAGCAATAGAAATTGAGGTGTAAGACATGACAGAAAAAGAACTTGAGCTGATGCTCGTGAGAGAAGTGAAAAGAAGAGGTGGGAGAGCTTTTAAGTTTATCTCCCCTGGAATAAATGGAGTGCCTGATCGGTTAGTGCTACTGCCCGGGGGCCGGGCGGGATTTGTTGAGGTGAAGGCACCAGGAAAGAAGATGAGACCGAACCAGATAAAGCGAAAAGGTGAGCTGGAAGGGCTAGGGTTTTTGGTTTATTGCCTGGACAGGCCAGCAGACATAGGAGGTGTGGTGGATGGCATTGCCGGAAGTAGTACTACCTAAATCAAGGATACCGTACCACCCTCATGAATATCAGATCCACTGCACAGAGTTTATTTTGGAGAAAACATCGGCGGGACTGTTCCTGGACATGGGACTTGGTAAGAGTGTGATTACTTTAACCGCTCTTGTTGATCTCCTCCATGACCGGTTTGAAGTGTCAAAGGTCTTAGTGATCGCTCCTCTGAGGGTGGCAAATACAACCTGGATTGACGAGGTCCTGAAGTGGAAGCATCTGAAAAACTTAAGGGTATCAAGGGTCCTCGGTAGCGCAAAGGAGCGGACTATGGCCCTTTATAAGAAAGCGGATATCTACACCATTAACAGAGAGAATGTTCCCTGGCTTGTGGACTTTTATAAAAACGACTGGCCCTTTGACATGGTGATTATCGATGAACTTTCAAGTTTCAAATCACCTTCAGCTAAGAGGTTCAGAGCGCTCAAAAAGGTAAGGCACAAGATCAAAAGAATCGTAGGTTTGACTGGTACTCCGGCTCCCAACGGCCTTTTAGATATTTGGAGCCAGGTTTATCTTCTGGATGGCGGTGAACGACTTGGAAGAACCTTCAGCGGGTACCGCAGTAGATATTTTCATCCTCAGAAATATGTGAACGGTGGCATACCTGCGGACTATGCACTGAACGATGATGCGGAGGAAAAGATCTATGAAAAGATTTCTGATATCTGCATCAGCATGAAAGCTCTAGAGTACCTAAAAATGCCGGAGATCATCTTCAACAAAATAGAAGTGGAGCTTTCAGAAAAGGAAATGAAAATGTACCGAAAGCTTGAGAGAGATCTGCTTCTTCCTCTTGAGGATAGTGATGTGGATGCTGCTAATGCTGCGGTGCTTTCAAACAAGCTCCTGCAGATGTCGGGCGGGACGGTCTATGACGAGTACCAAGATGTACACCAGATTCACGACCGTAAGCTGGATGCTTTAGAGGATCTTGTTGAAGCTGCAAATGGGAAACCAGTCTTGATCTATTACGGGTTCAAACATGAACGCGACAGAATCAAAGAGAGATTTGATGCAGGAGACATCAATACCTCGGAGGACATTGCCAGATGGAACCGAGGGGAGATGAAGATCGCTCTTTGCCATCCAGCATCAGCTGGGCACGGGCTCAACCTTCAAGAAGGTGGGTCCACTATCATTTGGTTTAGTGTTACCTGGAGCCTAGAACTATACCAGCAAGCTAATGCCAGACTATGGCGACAGGGACAGAAGAGCACGGTTGTGATCCACCACATACTAGCAAGAGATACGATTGACCAGCGAGTAATGATGGCGCTAGATAATAAAGACACAAGTCAGAATGCATTGATTGACGCGGTAAAAGCGAGAATAGAGAACTTGAGAAATGGAGGAAGTAAAAATGAGTGTAAATAAATTTAATGCTGAAGGCTATTATGATCCAACGGTTTATGAGGCATTGACTAATATCGAAAAAGAAGAAAAGCAAAGAAAGAAAAAGAAGATCGTGTTCATCTGCAGCCCCTTTGCGGGTGACATCGAAGGAAATATTAGACGAGCTAGAAGATACGGGAGATTTGCAGTGACTGAGAAAGCTGTACCGATTATCCCGCATTTGATGTATCCACAGTTCCTAGAGGAAGACGATCCTGAAGAACGAAAACTTGGTATTGATATGGGACTAGTCCTACTAAGTAAATGCCACGAGCTATGGGTCTTTGGGAATAGAATCTCCTCTGGAATGAGTGTGGAGATTGCAAAAGCCAAGAGGTGGAATATTCCTATCAGATATTTTACGAATGAGTGTCTTGAGAAAGGGGGACCAAAAGGGTGATAAAGCGAGAGTGTTTTGCTTTTGTTGACGACAAGTGTTCTGCTCTTAAGGTCCAGGATTGCGAGGGATGCAACTTTTACAAATCTAGAGAGAGGGCGCATCAGGATCAACAAAAGGTATTTCGAAGAATAAAAGGTCTTGATCGGAAAGTGCGAGTAAATATCATCGAACTCTACTACAGAGGAAACATGAAACTACTCGATGAAGTGGAGGAACGCAAATGAATGCTAAGGAATATTTGAACCAAGCATACAAACTAAATAATCGAATCAATAGCAAACTTGAACAGCTGGAAGTTCTAAAGAGCCTTTCGATGAAAGTGACGTCTTGTTTTTCAGATGTGAAAGTCATGCATTCATCAAACGAGAAGAGTCAGATGGAAAAGACCTTGGTCCGAATCGTCGATCTTAGTGTAGAGATCAATGATGAGATCAATGAGCTCATCAGGCTCAAATCAGAAATTGCTGAAACCATCCGCGAGGTGGATGATGTGAACTGTGAGCTGCTTCTTGTGAAGCGGTATATCAGTGGGAAGTCGTGGGAGGAGATCGCTGAGGAAATGCAGTACAGTATCAGCGGTATCTTTAGAATCCACGGTGAAGCGCTAAAGAAAATAAATAAAATTTTGAGGCGTCAGAAGAAAAGTGTGTAGTAAAATGTAGTGAAGTGTAGTTGAGAATCTGATATAGTATATGATGTGAAGAAGAATAAACGATGAAGCCCAGGGAAACCGAGGGCTTTTTTTATTGGGGGAAGAAACGATGTCAGAGAAACTTTGCTCTTATGACCATTGCAGGTTAGAAGCTGAGCCTGATGATGAGTATTGTAAATACCATAGAAAGCTAAAAGAGATTGAGAAGCTGGGGCCTGATTGGTTGAATCAGTTGATCGAAGATATGAAACTCAAAATTAAAGATAAAGAGAGTGTGGGCTCTGGTCAGTAGACCGGAGCTTTTGATATTCACGGGAGGTGAGATTGATGCCCTGGAAACCAAAGAGCATCTGTAACTATCCTGGGTGTCAATCGCTGACCCATGATAGATACTGCGAGAAGCACAAGAAAGAAATGGTGAAGGTGCAGAACGACAGGACTGCAAAGATGTACACCTATCAGTGGCGAAAGGCCAGCAAGGAGTTTCTTAAGAAGCATCCCCTGTGTGTTCACTGCGAGAGAGAAGGAAGACTCACTCCGGCAACCGAGGTGGACCACATCAAACCACACGGTGGTGGCCGGAAGCTCTTCTGGAACAAAAACAACTGGCAGCCCCTGTGTAAGAGTTGTCACTCCAAGAAGACTGCTGAAGAAGATGGAGGCTTCGGAAACAATCCGAAACCCACGAGGGGGTAGGGGGTCTGAATCTCTACAGAAGTGGCCGGGCGACAACGCGCCAGGGTCTTTTGTGAAAAATCGCGAAAATCCAAAGGGGGGTATATACCAAAAATTATGCGCAAAATTCAAGGGGAGATAATCAGCTGGTAAGCGCATAAATACTAGGGTAGAGTGCCCCATGAATCTTCAAGAAAGCAAATCAAAGTGAATCCATTACAACTTAGAAAAGCCGGTGTTTCCTTACGGTTTTTTATAAGATTTAGCCTATAGACCTCGGTCTAGGGCTTTTTTAACGCTAAGAAACGGAGGGAATCTGATGAAACAGGACATGATTATTAGAAAAGTGCCGGTGACGGATATCAACCCGGCAGAGTATAACCCAAGAAAAGATTTGAAGCCTGGAGACCCCGCTTATGAAAAGCTAAAGCGGTCTATGACCGAGTTCGGATACGTTGAGCCAATCATCTGGAATGAAGAGACGGGAAATATTGTCGGAGGCCATCAACGATACAAGGTGCTGGTAGCAGAAGGCCACAAGGAAGTTGAATGTGTCATTGTTAAGATGAGCTCTGAAAGGGAAAAGGCACTCAATGTGGCTCTAAACAAAGTCACTGGTGACTGGGAGTTTGAAGCTCTGGCTGACCTCATTAAAGATTTGGAAGCTCAGGACTTTGATGTGACGCTTACTGGATTTGATGCAGCAGAAATTGAAGATCTCTTTAGTCAGGTTCATGATAAGGATGCTAAAGAAGACGATTACGATGTGAACAAAGCGCTAGAGGAAGCGGCCTTTGTTGAACTGGGAGATGTATGGCTCCTCGGAAGGCACCGTCTTCTTTGTGGCGATGCCACGAAACCAGAAGATGTTGAAAAGCTCATGGATGGGAAGAAGGCTAATCTAGTTCTTACGGACCCGCCTTACAATGTGGATTTTGAGAGTGCCAGCGGTCTTAAGATTCAAAATGATAAACAAGATAACGACACCTTCTATAGTTTCTTGCTTGCAGCTTTTAAGAACATGGCGGAGCATACTGCACCTGGAGGATCTATTTATGTCTTCCATGCAGATACGGAAGGGCTCAATTTCAGGAAGGCCTTTATTGAAGCAGGATTTCATTTAAGTGGCGTGTGTATCTGGAAGAAGAATTCTCTGGTCCTTGGCAGAAGCCCATACAACTGGATCCATGAACCGATTCTCTTCGGATGGCTTAGAGGTGGAAAGCACAAATGGTTCACAGGAAGATCTGAGACCACCGTTTGGAATTATGACAGGCCAAAGAAAAATGGAGAGCATCCGACGATGAAACCAGTTCCGCTTCTTTGCTACCCCATTAAAAACTCATCTCAGGTCAACGGAATTGTTATGGACCTCTTTGGAGGAAGTGGTTCTACTCTTATTGCCTGCGAGCAGATAGATCGGATCGCCTACACCCTAGAACTTGACCCCAAGTATGCCACCGTGATTGTGAAAAGATTCATCGAACAGGTCGGAACGGACAAAGATGTATATGTGCTTCGCGATGGTGAGAAAATTCATATCAGTAAAGTTGAAAAACCAGAGGAAGTCCAAGGCGCAGAATAAAATACAATATATACCTCTTAATTAACTTGCTATACCTCTCGTTTAGAGCGTTAATGTACATGACGAAAGAAACACACCTAAACGAGAAAGGGGAAAGCACCATGGCAGACAAGGATTTCTTGAAGAGCAACTTTGGAATCGAGATCGAACTTACAGGAATCACCAGAAGAAAAGCGGCTAAGATTGTAGCAGAACATCTAGGCGGCAGCATCGAAGAACTTCACGATTACTACAGAACCTTTAGAATCACAGCGCCAGATGGCCGAAAGTGGAAAGTGATGTATGACGGAAGCATTAACACTCAGAAGAGATCAGGTGGTCAGAAGGTTTCAGCCTCAAAAGAATACAGCGTCGAACTGGTCAGCCCAATCCTAACCTACGAAAAAGACATGGAGAGCCTTCAGGAGATGGTGAGAAAACTTAGAAATGCCGGGGGGTTTTCTGAAGCGCAGAACTCATCTGGAATCCATATCCATTTGAACGGCGCCGACCACACACCGAGGTCCATCAGAAACTTCATGAACATCATCTACTCAAGAAACGACCTTTTGTACGATGCTCTTCAAATAGAGAGAAGAAGAATGCACTACTGCAAAAAGATGGATCAAAGCCTTGTTGAGAGAATGAATAAGAAAAAGCCAACCACCATGAAACAAATTGAAGACATCTGGTACCAAGACTACAGCGAGAGAAGGGACAGACATTACCATGACAGCCGATACCATTTTCTAAACCTTCACAGCCTTTTTAACGGATGCGGAACGGTTGAACTTAGGGGATTCAACGGAACCCTCCACGCCGGAAAGATCAGGAGCTATGTGGTTCTGGCCCTAGCCATGAATCATCAGGCCATAACCCAAAAGAGTGCCAGCAGCAAGAAACCACAGATGGAAAACCCAAAGTTCTCCATGAGAACCTGGCTTAATCGAATTGGGCTAATCGGGGATGAGTTCAAGAACTGCCGCGAACATTTATGTAAAAGTTTATCAGGATCGGCAGCTTGGAGATTTCGCACAGCCGTATAGTTAAAAAAGGCGGCGCCTTTAAACCCACCGAGCGGGCAACCGCCCTTAAGGTGGTAGAAGGGTTCCCCGCTTTAAACAAAAGCCCACACAGGCGAAACGTGGGGGGATAAACCGCCCTTGTTGAGAAAGGATGGAGTAAGCATGAAAGTGGAAAAAAGACTAGGAGCGGCCTATGGGTCCAATCTTAATCTTGGTCAAATGGCCATGAGATGCCAGACGGCTAAGGTCTACGGTAAAGGGTTCTTAAAAGGATATCGTCTACTATTTAAGGGTCAGATGGCAAATGCCTATTGCACCATTGAGAAAAAGCGTGGTGGGAAAGTTCCGGTGATTGTTTGGGAACTTGAGCCTGAAGATGAGAAGGCGCTAGATTTTTACGAAGGCTACCCGAGATTTTATGAAAAGGAAGACGTGAAAGTCACTCTAGAGGATGGAACGGTCATTACAGCCATGGTGTATATCATGACCGATAAGATTCTGGATAGGATCCATCTCAACCTTCCAAGCAGAAGTTATCTAGAGACTGTAAGAGAAGGTTATAGGGCAGCCGGTTTTGATGAATCCTTTATTGAAGATGCACTGGCCATTAGCGAAAAGGCTATCAAGAAGTACCCAGCGAACTTTCTTTAGACCGCCTAGAACATACATCATCTCTTAAGATAAAGCTTGCATTTTTGTGGCTTTCGAGTGATGAATTGTAGTACCAAAAAAAGGAGGTCAAAGAAATGATGGTTCAGAAGAAAGACAGGTTTGAAAGCAGGAGTGGTAAGGTTTACGAAATCGCTGGGAAATGGGGTCGGGATTTTATCCTGGCACCCGTTGAAGAAAGTGATGATGAGTGCCTGATCTACACACCCGGTGAAATGGAAGAATTTCTGGAAACAGAGTATTTCAAAAGGGCGGGAGGGAGAAAACAATGAAAGCATTGTTCGCTAGAAAAGTATGTGACCTTGTAGAGCTTAAAGAGCTCACCCACCAAGCCATCAAAGAAGGCAAGAAAGGACAGCCATATACCATCACGAGAGAAGTGATTTTAAAGGATGCAGAGTTTAGAGATTTTGCCCAGGACTTTTTGAAAGATCAGCCCTGGATCACGATAGAAGATGGAGGCATCAACCAAAATGGAGAGGTAAGGTGCATCCGCGTTGTAAACATTGATACTGGAGAGAAAATCCTTGTGAATAATGAGGGATACTCATATGGGCGGTATGTTGGACTTGAGCTCTAGAACTCAGAAAAGCAAAAAGCAGGCTTAGCGGCCTGCTTCTTTGATATAGGCAATACAATAATTGCAGATGAGCTTTCCTTTGAATTTGCGAGTGCCTTTTGCATTACCACAGATCGTACACTGCGGCTCGTATTTACCGAGGATGATGGTATCCTCACTGGTGAAAATCTCAAGTGGTGATTTCTGGTCGATGCCAAGTGTGTCTCTTAGTTCCTTTGGGATGACGATTCTACCAAGCTGATCAACTTTCCGAACAATGCCTGTTGATTTCATTTGCACCTCCTAGGTTGTTACTTCTATGTTATATGAAAGAAATTACCAATTCAATGGCAGAACTTCCAATTCCAAAAATAAAAAATATATAGCTTGCTATTTTCAGCGGTGTGAGTGATGTATAGAAGTACCAACCAAGTAAAGGAGGATTAAAAATGGAAAGGAAAGAAATGATCAAACAACTGGGCGAGCACTTTGGCGTGAAACCTAAGTATCTAAGTGTTCCAAGCTTTGCTTATGAAATCAGAACAGAAAATGAAGTCTACACCATTGACAGACATGGTGGTATTACGAGAGGCGATGGAGAGCCCATCACCATGGAAGAAATCCTGAATCAACAATTGGAGCCAGAGCTACTGACTGATCAAGAGGAAAGTGATGAAGTGCAGATGAATAAAACTGAAACTCATGAGGCAGCTCAAAATGCTGAATCGACTAATCTGCTAGAAGAACTTAGTGGGGTTGAAGTTAAACTGAACTTTGAAGAGCACACAGCTGATAGCCTTAAGAATATCATCAACATGCTTTACAGCAAGCAGCGGCTTATCATGATGGCTTTTGAAACAGAGGAAGCCTTCATGGATGATGGGTTTGCAGAAGACCTGAACAAGCCAGAGATTAAGGATTTAGAGGGACTTAAAGAAGCCCTTGAAGAACTGGGGACAAACAGGTGTCCAGGATTTCAGATTGATGTTGATGAGAAGACGTTCACCTTCAAACTTCACAGCTCAAACTTGAATCCAGAAAGGATCAAGGCATTTCAAGATCTATGTGTTCTTGTAGCGAACTACGGAAGAACCTTAAAACGCGCATCCTATAAACAGGCACAGGAAGACAATCCAAAGTATGCTCTTAGAACCTGGCTGATCCGCATCGGAATGAATGGTCCCGAGTACAAGGAAACCAGAAAGACACTTCTTAAGCACCTTGAGGGTAGCGGTGCTTTTAGAAAGGTGGATGAAATCGATGAAGCCTAGATGCAGACTCACGGGCGAGGATGGAAACATCTTTAATCTCATGGGAATCGTATCACGAACCCTAAAGGAAGCAGGCGAACCCCAAAAGGCAGAGGAGATGGTTAGGCGGATAACAACTGAAGCCAAGAGCTATGATGAAGCTCTGGCCTTATTGATGGAATATGTAGATGTGGAATAGGAGGTGCGAGTAGATGGATCGATTTTTTAGTCAAACACATTGTGACCGCTGCGGTGGCAGCTTAGAAGGTGGGCGAATCATGTCCATGTTCAATGAGCAGTGCGTCTGCATGAGCTGCAAAGAGAAGGAAACCAAAGACCCTGAGTACAAAAGGGCTGTGGAAGCAGATCATGAAGAGATTCGAAAAGGGAATTTTAATTTCAAGGGAATTCGTGATTAAACGAGCTGTCGAAGTGATGAATATGTGTGCGAAAATAAGACGGGAAGAAATGGCGATTTTCTACATGGTTACCACGGAGACGAAAACTGGTAGGAAGCTATACCTTAGCATTTGGGAGGATCAACCTAAATGGACTTTTGGTTTTGATATGGTTTGTTTCTGGGACAGTAAAGAGATGGCAGAAAATTTCTCGGAAAAATGGTTCAAGAGTTTCATTGACTGGCAAGTCGAAGTAATCAAAGTCGACATGAAAAGCGTAAACTAAGAGAAATCTAGAGCCTGATAAGAGGCTCTTTTCTCTTTGATATAAATCTTCAAGTATACACAAATACTACTGGCTATACTCCCCGACTAGAGCTATTATGTACACACCAAAAGGAAAGGGGAATGCAAACATGAGCAAAAAAATCGAGAAGAAACTGGAAGCCATCGCAAAAGAACATCTTTTTATTGAGACCTTAGAGACAAGAAACTCCGACGGATTTGATTTTCATGATGTTTCCGTATGGGGAGTGAAGAAAGCCTTAGAGCTTGCCTTTGAACTGGGAAGAGTAGAAGAGCGAAAAAGAAAATAGAATGTAGTTTTGAATGAAGACCTACGGGTCTTTTTCTTTGCAGCAAATGAAGGAGGTGAAAGTTATGGCAGGTAGAGGAAGACCACCAAAACCTACAGCGGTTAAAGAACTGGAAGGCAATCCAGGAAAAAGACCACTGAATAAAAACGAACCAAAACCAAAACAGATAGCACCCAAGTGCCCGTCATGGCTGGAACCGGATGCCAAGAAAGAATGGAGAAGGCTATCAAAAGAGCTGGAAGCTATGGGGCTACTGACGAGGGTCGATATGGCTGCCTTTGCCGGGTACTGTCAAGCTTATGCCAGATGGAAGGAAGCAGAGGAATTCATCTCAAAGCATGGATCCATTTTGAAGACCGCTTCAGGATACATTCAGCAGATTCCTCAAGTGTCCATTGCCCAGCAGAACCTTAAACAGATGAGAAACTTCTGCTCAGAGCTTGGGCTTAGTCCATCAGCCCGAAGTAGACTCAACATCAATAACAGCGGGAACACCATCGAGGGCGATGCCATGGAAGAGCTACTATCCAATGTGCCAAAGGCGGAGGACATTCTAAAAAAGAGTAAGGACGACTAATTTGAAAGGAGGAGGCGCCTATGCCATTTAGTGAAGCCCATGCGAACCACGCCATAAACTTTATCGAACAACTGAAGCTGACCAAGGGCAGATGGGCCGGTCAGCCTTTTAAGTTACTTCCCTGGGAGAAGGACTTGGTGAGACGCCTCTTTGGAACCTTAAGGGAAGATGGCACCCGCCAGTACCGAACCGCCTATGTGGAGATTGGTAAGAAAAACGGAAAGTCGGAGCTGGGCGCAGCCATTGCCCTTTACATGCTTCTTGCTGATGGGGAACCCAATGCAGAAGTGTATGTAGCCGCTTGTGATAGACAACAGGCCAGCATCATTTTTAACACCAGTATGAACTTTGTGGAAGGGAACTCAACCCTATCGAAGGTCACAAACCTTGTGCGCTCCACTAAGCGAATCACCTATCCAAAGACAGGAAGTTTTTATCAGGTACTTAGTTCCGATGTTAAATCAAAGTCCGGGATCAATGCTTCTTGCGTTATCCTTGATGAGATTTGGACCTATCCAAATCCAGACCTTGCCAAGATGCTGACCACCGGTTCAGGGGATGCGAGAACCCAGCCGCTCTTTTTATATCTCACCACTGCAGGGAATCAACTCTCCGGCTATGGCTGGGAAATGCATCAAAAGGCGAAAGACATACTGGAAGGTAAGAGAGTAGATCCGACATTTCTCGCCATTATCTATGGGCTAGAGGATGATGCGGACATTGAAGATGAAAACAACTGGTATAAGGCCAACCCAAGTCTTGGCCATACCATTTCAATAGAGAGGGTCAGGGAGCACTACAATCAAGTCAAAGACGATCCGGCAGATCTCGCCTTGTTTAAACAGCTTAGACTAAACATGTGGTTAAAGCAGGAAATCAAATGGATGCCCATGGACAAGTGGGACCTTTGTAACTACACGATAGACCCGGAAGAGCTGAAAGGACGAGTCTGCTATGGAGGTCTTGACCTATCCTCAACCAGTGACATCACCGCTTTTGTTTTAGTGTTCCCTCCACTAGAAGAGGGAGATAAGTTTCAGGTACTCCCATACTTCTGGCTTCCGGAGGAAACTCTACATCAGCGGGTGAAAAGAGACAGCGTTCCCTATGACATCTGGCATAGGCAGGGACTTCTTAATCTAACGGAAGGAAACGTGGTCCACTATGGATTCATCGAAAAGTTTATTGAGCGACTTGGTGAGAAATACAACATCAGAGAAATCGTCTATGACCGCTGGGGCGCAACGCAGATGAGCCAGAACCTAGAGGGTATGGGATTTACGGTAGTACCGTTTGGTCAGGGTTTTAAGGATATGTCTCCACCAACCAAAGATCTGATGAGGCTTACACTAAGCAAGCAGATTGCCCATGGCGGGCATCCAGTCTTGAGGTGGATGGCAGATAACATCGTGGTCAGAACGGACCCTGCTGGAAACATCAAGGTAGACAAGGAAAAGTCCTCTGAAAAAATCGATGGTATCGTAGCCTTGATCATGGGTCTTGCCAGAGCAACCGTGAATCCACCGGATGATGATGGATCTATTTATGATGAACGCGACATGATCATTTTAGGATAGAAGGGGGTGAACATAGATTATGGCAAACTTTTTTAAATGGCTCTTTAAGGCGAGGGCAGAACCTACTGACAGTGTCAGCAGTGCTCCTAACTTTTATATGGGTCAAAGTATATCGGGGAAAATCGTCAACGAACGAAGCTCCATGCAGACCACTGCGGTTTTTGCCTGTGTGAGAATCATTGCTGAGACGGTGGCATCTTTACCCCTTCACACTTACAGGTACCAAGGTGACGGTAAAGAAAAGCTGTACACCCACCCGTTGTATAGGATTTTACACGATGAACCAAACCCGGAGATGACGTCCTTTACCTTAAGGGAGACCATGATGACCCACCTCCTTCTATGGGGAAATGCCTACTGCCAGATTATTCGAAATGGCAAAGGGGAAGTGGTGCTTCTATATCCCTTGCTTCCCGACAAGATGACGGTGGATCGAGATAAGAATGGAAATCTCTACTACGCTTATAGGAAGGACACTACCACCCATTATATAGGACCTGAAGATGTTCTTCATGTACCAGGACTTGGCTTTGATGGTGTCATGGGTTACTCACCGGTGGCTCTAGCAAAGAATGCCATCGGACTTAACATAGCCGCTGAAGAATATGGTGGCAGGTTCTTTGCCAACAACGCTACACCAAGCGGTATTCTTTCAACATCAGGAACCATCAAGGATCCATCAAAAGTGAGAGATGCCTGGCAGGCGGCTTATGGGGGAAGTGGAAACAGCAACAAGGTGGCAGTCCTTGAAGATGGCCTTCAGTACCAAGCCATCAGCATGCCCAACTCCGATGCGCAGTTTCTTGAGACCAGGAAGTTTCAGATAGAAGAAATCTGCAGAATCTTTCAAGTGCCACCTCATATGGTGGCGGACCTTAGCAAGAGTTCATTCAGTAACATTGAGAACCAATCCATCAGCTTTGTGGTCCATACCATCAGACCTTGGCTGGTTCGAATAGAGCAGGCGATGAACAAGAAGCTCTTCCTTGAAAAAGAGAAAGGTCAGTGTTTCGTGTCCTTCAATGCATCAGCTCTGATGCGAGGGGATTATAAATCCAGGATGGATGGATACGCCATCGGTATTCAGAATGGTTTCTTCTCCGTTAATGATGTGAGAAGGATGGAGAATATGGATCCAATACCTGATGAAGAAGGTGGGAATCTCTATTTGGCGAACGGAAATCTTTTGCCTTTAAAGATGGCAGGCGCCTACGCGAAGAAAGCCTTGGATGAGTCTGGTGGTGATGAGCCATGATGACGTGTGTATAACTATGTGCATAAGCATGTGTGCAACTGCTCCATTTCTGTGGACAACTAAAAACTTAATACGATGTATCAACAGCATTTCTCAAAATCGAGGAGTGCTTTTTTAATGCCCGAAAGGAGGTCGAATAGATGGATAAATTTTGGCGATGGGTGGTGAATGAAGCCGAGGAGCCTACAGTGAGAACCTTGCACCTTGAAGGATACATTGCAGAGTCCTCTTGGTTTGACGATGATATCACCCCTAAACAGTTTAAGACGGAGCTTTATGATAGTGAATCTAAAGCAGATGACATTGTTGTAAAGATACACTCACCAGGTGGAGACACCTTCGCTGCAGCACAGATTTACAACATGCTTAAAGAGTATCCCGGTAAGGTCAGTGTCCATATTGATGGGCTTGCAGCCAGTGCCGCTTCTGTCATTGCCATGGCGGGAGATGAGGTATGTGTATCTCCATTGTCAGTAATCATGATCCATAACCCAGCCATGCTTATTGCTGGTGAGGTGGCGGATCTGCAGGTGGGGATTAACCTACTCAGTGAAGTAAAAGAGAGTATTATCAATGCTTATCAGACAAAGACGGGTCTTTCCAGAGCGAAAATCTCACACATGATGGACGCTGAAACCTGGATGAGTGCCCATAAGGCCATCGAGCTGAAGTTTGCCGACAAGATTCTCTATGAATCAGAGCCGGTAGATGAAGGTTCCGTTGGCTTTATCTTTGACCAGATGACAGTGACAAATGCTCTAAGGAACAAACTCCCAGGCATTCAGGCGAGGATGAAATACCTCTCTGATAAACAGGGAGAAGAGAAGGTAGCCACACCTGAAGCGGTACCCGTGAGCAAAGAACCAAAGCAAGAACCAGTAGAAAAGACACTTATCCCTATTGCCCAGCTGGAAAGACGGCTGGAGCTGATTAAAAATTGGAGGTAATGAATATGAGTAAAATTCAAGAACTAAGAGAGAAACGTGCCAAGGTTTGGGAGCAGGCTAAGTTATTCCTTGATGAACATCGTCAGGAGAATGGTCTGATCAAACCTGAGGACAATGCCGTCTATGAAAAGATGGAAGATGAAGTGGTCAACCTTGGTAAGGAAATCGAGCGCCTCGAGCGTCAAGAGATGATGGACAGAGAGCTTTCAGCTGCCCTTAGCAAACCTCTTGCATCCAGACCTGATAAGATGACCGAAGAGAAAACTGGTAGAGCGTCCGATGCCTATAAAAGTGCCTTTTGGGGTGCCATGAGAAACAAGATGAACCCTGCAGTTCACAACGCGCTTCAGATTGGTACGGATTCAGAAGGTGGATTCCTCGTACCGGATGAGTATGAGAACCAGCTGATTCAAGCACTTGAAGAGGCAAATGTGCTTAGAAATCTGTGTAACGTGATTACGACCAGCTACGGGGATAGAAAAATTCCTGTTGTAGCAAGTCATGGATCCGCAGCATGGATGGATGAAGAAGCGGCCTTCACTGAAAGTGATGATGCATTCACTCAGGTGACCTTGTCAGCTTACAAACTTGGCACCATGCTGAAGGTTTCTGATGAGCTTCTTAATGACAGCTACTTCGACCTTGAAGCCTACATTGCAGCTGAGTTTGCAAGACGAATCGGTGCAGCAGAGGAGGAAAGCTTCCTCACTGGTAACGGAAGCAGCAAACCTACAGGTCTTCTTCATACAACCGGTGGAGCCAGCCTTGGTGTAACTGCTGCAAGTGCAACAGCCATCACCATTGATGAGGTGCTTGACCTTTACCACAGCTTGAAGTCGGCTTATAGAAAGAATGCGACCTTCCTTGTGAATGATGCGACCATCAAAGCTATTAGAAAGCTGAAAGATGGTCAGGGTCAGTACTTGTGGCAGCCATCTGTTCAGTCAGGAACACCAGATACGATTCTCAATCGTCCAGTGGTTACTTCTCAGTATATGCCAACAGCTGCAGCTGGTGAAAAGACCATCCTCTTTGGAGACTTTAAGTACTACTGGATTGCTGATCGTCAGGGTAGAACCTTCAAACGTCTGAACGAACTCTATGCAGCAAATGGTCAGGTCGGTTTCCTTGCATCTCAGAGACTGGATGCAAAACTAATCCTTCCTGAAGCCATCAAGGTTCTTCAGCAAAAGGCCTAAGTAATTTAACGGGAAGGTGGTCCTAGTTACTGCCTTCCTTTCACTTTGATAAGGAGGGAAAACCATGGGATATAACACGAAAAACTATACCGAGCAGGGTGGCGAGAAGACTGTCATCGGTGGAGAGCTTGCCGTAACTGCAGAAGGGAAAATTACCTTTAATGGTACTCAGCTTAAACCTGCAGCACTTCAAGCAGACAGCACCGCTGTGGATGTGGCGGACCTGGTAGCAGATTTTAACGCCTTACTTTTAAAGCTTAAAACCGCTGGCCTCATGGAAAGCGAGTGATGGTAGATGACGCTTCTTGAGAAGGTGAAACAAAATCTCATTGTAACCCATAATGAGGATGATGCCTTGCTAGAAGGGTTCATTACAGCCGCCATCAGCTATGCCGAAGGTTATCAGCATCTAGGGGCAAACTTCTACACAGAAAACACCATGTCACCGACCACTGAGCAGGGAGTCATTATGCTGGCTTCTCATTTTTATGAGAGTCGTGATGGCTCCACCGGTGGTTTCTTTAATGACAATGTCAGTGCTTCAGAGCAGGTGTGGAAGACAGTACATCTACTTCTACGCATGGGAAAGGAGTGGCAGGTCTGATGAAACGGTTATGGGTGAAGAAAAGAAGGAAACGTCAGAAAAGATGCTACCGAAAGGGCAGACGGAAGGATCGCAGTCATGGTTATGAGGAAAAGGTAGTAAAGGTAGGTGAAGGGTATGAGCTTTGGGAAGATGAACACCCGAATCGACATCATCGATACGATTCCCATCAAGGACGCTGAAGGATTCTCCTCCAAGGGAGAAGAGATCATCGCCAGTGTTCGTGCATATAGGGATGAAAGGCACGGTTCAAGAAAGTGGGCCAATATGGCCGCCTATTCCAAAGCGAGTGCCACCTTTCAGTTTAGAAGGATTCCTGATGTGGTGATTGAACCTGGTATGTTGATCCGCTGCGATACCGGGGAGTACCGAATCTTAAGCGTTGAGGTTATTATGGGATTTTATTTTGAAGTAGCAGCAGAAAAGATTGAAGCCACGAAGGACTAGGAGGTGATTTCATGGCACGTGGAACCTACAAAATGCCTGAAAGCTTCTTGTTAAAGGTATCTACCCTAGCTGAGAAGACCGATGAAATCATCCCCAAAGTCCTAAAAGAAGGTGGCGAAGTGGTGAAAGCCAAAGTGAAAACCAATCTACATGCAACGATTGGAAGTGACACAAAACTTCCATCAAGGTCTACTGGAGAGCTGATTGATGCACTCGGTGTAACGCCTGCTGGCGTGGATCGAGATGGCAATTACAATGTGAAGGTGGGCTTTGATGAACCGCGAAAAGACGGAGAATCAAATGCTAAACTCGCCAATATCTTAGAGTACGGTAAGTCTGGTCAGCCGGCTAAGCCATTCTTGAAACCGGCAAAAACAGCCAGCCGAAACGCCTGTATAGATGCGATGAAAAGAAAGCTGGATGAAGAGATCAGTAAAATCTAAAGAGAAGGAGGGCGAGCGATATGTATAACAGTATTTTGAAGGATATAGGCGAGGTCCTTGTGCCTTTGGGGGTTCCCATTGAAACAGGTGTGTTCAGTAAAAAAGCTCCGGATGAATATCTGGTCATTACCCCTATGAGTGATATCTTTGATCATTTTGCTGATGATCTGCCAGGAGCAGAACTGCAGGAAGTTCGTCTCTCCTTGTTCTCTAAGGGCAACTACCAGGTGAGAAAAAATGAAGTGGTAAAAGCACTACTGGGAGCAGGCTTTATCATAACGGACAGAAGGTATCTCGGATACGAAGAAGATACTGGTTTTCACCACTTCGCCATCGATGTGGCAAAAGTTTATGAAGTGAATTTTTAGCTGAAGCGGATTCAGCTATTTTGAAGGAGGAATAGGATATGGCAACAATTGGACTCGACAGTCTATACTACGCCAAGATTACAGAAGATCAAAATGGCATCGAAACCTATGGCACACCAAAGGTCCTGGCTAAAGCCATGACGGCAGAACTGAGTGTGGAGCTGATTGAAGCAATTCTTTATGCGGATGATGGTGCATCAGAAGTTGTGAAGGAATTCAAAAGCGGCGCACTGACTCTTGGGATTGATGATATTGGTTCAGTGGTGGCCCAGGATTTAACAGGATGCAAAATCGACAGCAACAATGTCGTTGTTTCAAGAAGTGAAGATGGAGGAAGCCCAGTGGCCATCGGGTTTCGTGCTAAGAAGGCCAACGGACGCTATAGATATTTTTGGCTCTATCGAGTTATCTTTAGTGTCCCTGCCACCAGCCTTGCGACCAAAGGTGATTCCATTACCTTTAGTAGTCCCACCATAGAGGGAACGGTCTTTAGACGAAACAAACTGGATGGAGAAAACAAGCACCCATGGAAAGCCGAAGTCACTGAAGGAGATAGCGGTGTTGCACCATCGACTATTTCAGGTTGGTTCACTTCCGTGTATGAACCAAACTTTACTCCGGTAACACCGGCGATTACCATCACGACTCAGCCTGCAGCCCTCACCGAAGTGACAGCCGGTAGCATAACTGGAAGTCTTTCTGTGGTGGCAAGTTCCAATACGTCTAACCCTGTAACGTATCAGTGGTATGAAAACACCATTGACAGTTCTACAGGAGGTACACCAATTAATGGAGAGACCTCTGCCAGCTTTGATATCCCAACGGGTCTTCTGGCGGATACCTATTACTATTACTGTGTGCTGAACTTAAGTGGAGCAGATCCTGTGACAACTGAAGTAGCAACAGTAATCGTATCTTAATGGAGGGAAGATAGATGGCAGATGAAAATGTAAAACTCACAGAAGCAGCTGAAGATCGAAGCGCCACTATTGAAATCGGTGGCACAGAGTTTAAGCTGGTACTCACAACGAAGGCAACAAAAGAAATTGCAGGACGTTATGGCGGTCTTGAAAACCTTGGCGAGAAGCTCATGAAAACTGAGAACTTTGAAATGGCGCTCGAGGAGGTGGTTTGGCTCATCACCCTTCTGGCCAATCAGTCCATCTTGATTCATAACATCAGGAATAAGGATCAGAAGAAAGAACTCCTCACTGAAGAAGAAGTGGAGCTTCTCACCACACCTTTTGATCTAGCGGCCTACAAGAACGCCATCATGGCCAGTATGATGAAGGGGACCAAGAGAAATGTGGAGAGCGAACCTTCAAAAAACGAGGTAGTCGGGTAAGTGATGAGGAGTTATTTACCCGACTGATCTACTACGGCACGGCCCATCTTAATCGTAAAGAAGATGAGGTGTGGCTGATGCCTATAGGTTATCTGATGGATCTTTGGGAATGCCACAAGCAGTTTATTGGCATCGCAAAACCGAAGCTAAATCTATCGATCGATGACGTCATTCCCGCTTGGATCTAGATTGATTTTTAGACACTTGAGACGAGGTGTCTTTTTTCATGCCTAAAGAGGAGGAGGTGAGACACTATGGCAGGTGATAGCAATTTTGGCCTAAAAATAGGTATTGAAGGGGAAAAGGAGTTCAAGAATAGCCTTCGTGAAATCAACAGAGATTTCAAAGTGCTTGGTTCTGAGATGAAGCTCGTCACATCTCAGTTTGATAAACAGGATAAATCTCTACAGGCAGTGACAGCAAGAAATGAAGTCCTGAATAAAGAGATCGATGCCCAGAAAAACAAAATCGGCACCCTGGAAGCTGCCCTTAAAAATGCCGCCGACTCCTTTGGCGAGAATGACAAGCGAACCAAGGCCTGGCAGATTCAGCTGAATAATGCAAATGCAGATCTTAACAAGATGGAGCGGGAGCTTGATGAAAACAATAAAGCTCTCGATGCAGCCAGCAATGGATTTGATGATGCCGGTAAAGAAGCTGATAAGTTTGGCGATGAGATTAAAGAGTCAGCTAAAGTAGCAGATGATTCCGGTGGGAAGCTTGAAAAACTAGGATCTGTCATGAAAGGTGTAGCCGCCGGTATTGGTGTGGCCATGGCAGCCATTGGAACTGCAGCAGTGGGTGCGGGAAAGAAGCTGTATGATATGGCAAATGATGCAGCTGCCGCCGGAGATGTAGTGGATAAAGCCAGTCAAAGACTGGGCCTTTCGAGACAAGGCTATCAGGAATGGGAGTATGTACTTTCTCAAAATGGTGCCAGCATCTCATCTCTTGAAGCCGGGATGAAGAAACTGAATAGCACCGTGGATGATGCCATTAATGGGAGTGCTTCTGCTACTGAAAAGTTTAAAAGACTCGGCATTTCTATGGAGGACCTTCAAGGGAAATCTCGAGAAGAAGTCTTTGAGATGACCGTTAGAGGACTACAGGGGATTGCAGATGAAGGCGAAAAAGCTGCTATTGCCAATGACCTTCTTGGCACGTCTTCTGTAGAGCTTGGAGCCCTTTTAAATCAAACAGCAGAAAGCACAGATGCTCTGAAGAATAAAGCCAGTGAACTTGGCCTAGTGATGAGTGATGAATCCATTGATGCGGCGGTGGGTTACACCGATGCCATGGATAACCTCACTCGTTCCTTTGCAGGGGTGAAAAACAACATCACCTCGCAGCTCCTTCCTGGCTTCACCATGGTGCTTGATGGGCTTACCGGACTAATTACTGGCCAAGAAGGAGCCGCAGAAGCGTTAAAAGAAGGGGCCAGGCAAACGGTGGATCAGATTGCAGTGATTCTTCCGCAGATTTTAGAGGTGGTGACTGGACTCATAGCGGCTATTGCCGAAGTGGCACCGGACCTTGTTCTTGCTCTAGTAAGTGGCATCATCGATAACTTGCCAACGCTTATTGAAGCGGCGACAAATATTATTATGACCATCGTAGGTGGACTCATCGAAGCTCTACCTCAGATTACTGAAGGCGCACTCCAACTGGTGCTGACTTTAGTAGATGGAATCATCGCCAATCTGCCAGCACTTGTAGAAGCAGCCCTTGTGATGATTGTTACCCTTGCTACGGGACTTGGTGAAGCGCTACCTGAGCTGGTTCCTTCCATTGTTGAAGCAGTGATTCTCATTGCCCAGACGTTCATCGACAACTTAGACCTGGTCCTTGATGCAGCCTTTCAGATCATCAGTGGCCTTGCCGAGGGTCTGATCAACTCACTGCCGAAGCTAATAGATGCCCTCCCTCAAATAATCAATAGCATTATTACCTTCATCACAAATAACTTACCTAAGATTATTGAGATGGGCATTCAGCTGACCATCCAGCTGGCGGCAGGACTCATCAGAGCCATTCCGCAGCTTGTCGGTCAGCTTCCACAAATCATCTCGGCAATTGTGACAGGACTGGGAAGAGCCATTCCTTCTATGAATGATGTGGGAAAAAACATCGCTAGAGGTCTATGGGACGGTATCTCCTCCATGATCGGTTGGCTGAAAGGAAAAGTGGATAGCATGGTCAGTGGTATCGTTAAAGGTGTTAAAGGTGTTCTTGGAATCCGCTCACCATCAAAAGTATTCGCTGGGATTGGTGCCAACATGAGTGAAGGTATTGGAGAGGGCTTCACTGAAGCCATGAGTGGGGTTGAAAAAGACATTCAAGGAGCTATACCTACAGACTTTGATCTCGATCTGAACTCTCAAGTTTCAGGAAGTCTCGGTGGTTCTGAAGGTGCAGTCTTTGATGTGACCATTCCACTTACAATTGATGGAAATATTCTAACAAGAGTCATAGCACAACTACAGTGGAATCAAAATACCGTCACCGTTAGAAATCTTGGAGTGGCAGGATCATAAAACAGAGAGGAGGGATTAGCCTTGATTGAAATCTATGCAGGTAGTACACTGCTTCAAAACATTAAAAAAGTCATGAGTGCTACTGTCAGAGAAACCCTAGAAGGGGAGTATACACTTTCTTTTACGGTGCTCGCAAAATCAGCACTGGCTCTTAAGGTAAAACAGATCGCAAAACTGGATGATCAGTATTTTGAGATTGTTCAGATTTCAAAGAGTCTTCAGGGCAGCCTTCCTATCTGTTCAGTGATTTGTGAGCACGTATCCTATCTCCTGAATCATGAGATGTATAACATCACAGAGTTTGACTTCACCGGAGATCCGGCTGCAGGACTTGAGCAGGTTCTTTCAGGCACAACATTTAATGCTGGGATTGTAGATTTCACAGAGAGTGTCACTATGAAGATAAATCAGGAAGTATCAAGAAGGGCTGCTCTGATGCAATATATTGCTATCCTTGGCGGGGAAATTGAGTACGATGGTTACAACATCAACATTCGAAGTCATAGGGGAAGCACTGACTATATCCCGGTGATGGATTCAAAGAATGTAACCAACGTAGCGGTATCCCATGATTCCAGGGAGAATGCTTCATCCTATGACATCTCATTCTTTAAGCTCTTGAACCTTGCTGTAGGAGATAATGTACAGATTGTTTTTAACCCCTTAGGAATCAACGTGAAGACGAGAATCATCTCCCTAGAATACAATCCCTTTTATAGGTACAACATCCGGGTGGAAGTTGGGAGGTATAGACCCAGCATTTCAGATACCTTCTACCGGATAGAGAGTTCTTTAAATAATGTGGGAAGCTCGGTGGATGACATTCAAACACAGGTGAATGACCTAGGGGTCTCCTATACCATAGTTTCCAATCTTGTAGTGACGGAAACAACCATTGATGTGACCTACACTGTGGAAAAGGGTGATACTCACCAGTATCATGCCCAGTACCAGTACACCACAGATAGCGGGGGCCGTATTACAAGCATCACCCTGGATAATATTTTCTCGGAGCTTCTTTTGAAAGAAGTATCCACTTTAACGGTGGATATGATGAGTTTTTATATTGAATACGCAGACGGAACAACAGCAACATATAACTACACCGTGGATAGCGGCGGAAGAATCACCAGCGTCACAAAAGTATAAAGGAGGGCTGAATCCATGAGCTATGATCATATTTTTAATAACACCCTAGCCATCTGGACAGCTTTCGGTGGACGAGGAGAGGTTCTTTTCACCATTCCAACACTGAGTTGGTCAAAGAAATACTATAATAACTTTGGCTACACCCAGTATGGCAGCGAGAAGCAGATTAACGTTTACGATAATGGCAACGCTCAAATTGCTGTGTACTTTGCAAAGACTCCCTACATGTCCTACTGGAACAAGACCACAAAGCAGTGGACAGTGGTCAGTGTTCCTTGGTGGAGCTATGGCCAGCCGGAGATTCTCTATGCAGCAGATGGTGTGTTTATTGCCAAGATTGTGGGCCTTGCCAATGTCATCGCATCCTTTGATGGCATCACTTGGCATAATGCGGGGTATTGTCCCGGAGCTTATAATGCAATGACATGTGGGGCTTATGATATGGCCAGAGGCTCCGGTATCGTCAGTTGGTGGTACTACAAATCACCAGTCTTCTATAGCTTTGACTCTTTAGAGGAAAGAACTGCATGGACCTTGGTTGGATCTGACGGAACTTCGGTACCGATTTTTAAATACCTGACCACCCATAAGGGAAACTTTGTCGGCGTAGTTGGTGGAGACAAATCCATAGCAATAGCCAGTTCAGCCACTCCCGGTCTTTGGACTACGACTATACCAGAGGATGTGAACGACACCCGGTATATGTTTATCAGGTCTGTGAATGATGTCCTCTTTGTGATGAAGTTCAACTACACCAATGTGGGCGGTGATTATACCTACTATGTAAAGCTCTGTGTGATGAGTGATGATGCCACACAGATCACCGAGACCAATCTTTCCTGGGTAGGGGATCTGGCCAACAACAATATCCCAAATCCAAGGAACATCATCTGGATGGAGGACTGGGGAAAGTTCGCACTTCTAAAAGAGAGTATGCTCTGTGTCTCCAATGATGGTCTTTACTGGGAGGGAGTTGAACAGCCGGGTTTCACCACAAGTCAGTATGACACCTTCGATGGTGCCATGTACATTCCTGGTGATGGTTTTTATGCTAAAGCTAGCGGTTATGTTTACTATGCCCCATACTAATGAAAACTACATTTCTTAAGCTGAGTGAGGCGATTAAAAAGATGGTTTTACGCTCGAATTGATTGGAAAAATATAGTTATATATTTTATAATAGATGTCAGAATATCGTAGGATATTTGAGTTCATAGATGGTGTCTATGTGTTATCCATTTGAAAGGAGCGGTGAGAAGTAGTGATAAAAAGTGGTAAAGGTAAGCTCATCATCAGTTTGATGATTGTCGCTTTTATTGCAATCGTCGCGATGGTGTTTTTTGACACCACACCAGTTGATGAAGCTAAGGCGATAGAGTATCTTGACGATGATGCAGTAGAAAACCTTGGACTGAACTCACTTAGCTGGGAAAAGTTAACCCTTGAAGACTTTGGTTACGAGATGCTGGGTGATGAAAAGCAGATCAATGTTTATGATAACGGAAGTGCTCAGATCGCTGTGTATAGAGCAAAAGCTCCTTACGTTTCATATTTTGATAAAGATAGTGGCGAGTGGACAATGGTGGATTGTTCTTGGTGGGAAAATGGAGAACCAGAGATACTTTACGCGGATGATGGAGTTTTCCTGGCCAAGATTACGGGACTCGCTAATATCATCGCTTCTCATGATGGCATCACTTGGTATAACGCGGGCTTCTGTGAAGGAGCCTATAATGCCATGACGACAGCGGCATATGATGCGGAAGAATCAAGTGGCGTCGTTAGTTGGTGGTATGAGAAAACTCCAATCTATCATAGCTTTGATTCATTAGAAGAGAAAACTAAGTGGACTCTTATCGAACCAACTGAAGAAAAAAAGGTGCCTATCTTCAAATATCTAACAGCGCATAAAGGAAGCTTTGTAGGTGTGGTAGGCGGCGATAAATCAATAGCTATTGCTAACTCAATGGCTCCAGATGAGTGGATCACGACAATACCAGAAGACGAGAATGATACAAGATACATGTTCATCCAGTCAGTAAATGAAAAGCTATTTGTGACAAAGTATAACTATAGAAAAACGGGTGGAGATTATATTTACAATGTGAAACTCTCTGTAATGAGTGACGATGCCACACAGATGACGGAGACGAATCTTTCATGGGTCGGTGACCTCGCTAGTAATAACATCTCTAATCCAAGGAATATCATCTGGATGAATGAGTGGAAGAAATACGCTTTGTTCACTGAGAAGATGATGTATTTGTCCGATGATGGTATCAGCTGGAAAGGGGTGGATCAACCTGATCTAGCGGTAAGTCAATACGATACATTCGATGGGGCCATCTACATTCCGGGTGATGGCTTTTATATAAAGGCAAGTGGGTATATTTACTTCGCACCCTATTAAGGGAAACAATCAAACAGAATAGAAACACCAGGCGTCCTCATTGTGGGGGCGCCTTTTTATATACGAGAATTTATGAAAGTGAGGGATATAAATGAGAGAAGTTTGGAATTTCATTCAGATGATGTTTGCGGCGGTTGGTGGATGGCTTGGTTATTTTCTAGGAGGCTACGATGGTTTTTTATATGCCCTGATTGCCTTTGTAGTGGTTGACTATCTCATGGGTGTTATGTGTGCGGTGCTTGAAAAGCACTTATCTAGCGACGTAGGCGCTCAGGGCATCTTTAAGAAGGTAGTGATTTTTTCTTTGGTAGGAGTGGCACACATTATTGATCAGAATATTATCGGAGATGGCAGCGCCATTAGGACTGCGGTGATCTTCTTCTATCTATCCAATGAAGGAATCAGTATCGTCGAAAACGCCACAAGACTCGGCCTACCGGTCCCAGAGAAGCTGAGAGACATCCTAGAGCAGCTAAAGGATGGAGGTGATAAGGATGGGACTAAATAATCTGAGAATCAAGTACATGACTAGAAATGATTGCTATACCGCAGGGAGAAAGATCACACCGAGGGGCATCATGGTCCACTCCACGGCAACTCCCGGTGTGATGGCAGGTGACTGGTTCATTTGGTGGAACAAATCCTATAAAGCGAAAGAGATCAAACGTCAGGTTTGTGTTCATGCCTTCCTGGATGATAGAGAAATCTGGCAGTACCTTCCTTGGAATCACAGGGGTTGGCATGCCGGAGGAGATGCAAACAATACCCACATCGGCTTTGAGATATGCGAGCCGGGTGGGTTTTCTTATTCTAGAAATCAGATGGTGGGCTATGACGCAAAAAAGCATGAGGCTTATTTTAGAGCGGCCTGGAAAAATGCAGTGGATCTTTGCGTGTTCCTTTGCAGAAAATATGGGCTCACCGAGAAGGATATCATCAGCCATGCAGAAGGAAACAAGAAGGGCATTGCTTCTAATCATTCTGATGTTGGGCACTGGTTTCCAAAGCATGGAGAAAATATGGACTCCTTTAGAGCTGCTGTGAAAAGAGAACTCGAAAATGAAGATGATAGTAAAACGGTCTTTGGAGTTGGTAATATTGTAGAAATCAAGGCATCTGCCAAAACCTACTATCCAGGCGGTCCCATTATTCCAAACTGGGTGAAGTGGAACTACCACTTAATCACCCAAGATGAGTCCGGTGGTAAACCAGTGGTTAAAGGAGACAAAGAATGTGTCCTACTGGGAAAAACCATTCTGAAAAGCACCATGGATGAAAAGGCTGGGGTTATGACTTGGGTAGCGAAAGACAACCTTGACATGATCAGCGCTGGTGTGGAGGTTGAGCCAGAGAAAAAGCGAGACAAAAAACTCTATCGGGTCCAGGCGGGCGCATTCGGCGAAAAGAAGAATGCAGAGGATCTCATGGCCCGTTTGAAAACGGCAGGATTTGATGGCTATATGAAGTTCGAATAGAAGAAAAATCGCAAAACTCTAGCCGGTGTTATCTCTATAGCATCGGCTTATTTTCATCCCAATTTATAGTAGAAATGACTTGCTATTCATCTGTTTATAAGTGATATATACTATGACGCCGATACCCTGAAGCATTGAATTTTCAGCGTTTCAGGGTCTTTTGTTAAAAAGAGGTGTTTGGATGGTCATTCAAAAGATTTTTATAGAATGGCTTACTAGACGAAAGGAGGAAGAATCGTGGAGAAAACTTTATCAGCGAGAACACTAGACATGGACAATGAAACTTTTAGGTACGGAGCGTCAAGAAATCGTTCTAGTGAACTTAGTTTGGGAAACCTAGCGATCGATAGTGAAAGATTAAGAGTTGCTTCATATTGCAGGGTTAGTACGGAAGAAGAGCTTCAAATGAATTCACTTGATAATCAAATCGTCCACTATACCAACTACATCCGCTCAAACCCTGAGTGGCAGTTTGCTGGAGTCTTTTCAGACCTTGGCAAATCCGGAACGAAGATGGAAAGTAGGCACGGGTTCAATAAAATGATCCGCTACGCCAAAGCTGGTAAGATCGACTTGATCCTCTGCAAATCCATCTCAAGGTTTGCTCGAAATGTCATGGACACCTTAAAAGTAATTAGAGAGCTCCGAGAGAAAAAGATCTATGTCCTGTTCGAGAAAGAAAATCTCTACACAGGGGACATGCAGAGCGAATTTATACTCACGATGCTCGCAGCAACAGCTCAAGAGGAAAGCCGAAGCACGTCAGAAAACATCACTTGGGCTACATCAAAGCGCTTTGAGCAAGGCGAAGCCAGGTTTGTTAGAATTCTTGGCTATAAAAAGGTGAAGGGTAAACGATGGGTGATAGATCCAAAGGAAGCAGCCGCGGTACGCGAGATTTTCAGACAGTTTCTAGAAGGAAGAACCCCGACTGAAATTGCGAATCACTTTATCAGAAATGGCTATGTGAAGGCAAACGGGAGAAATGACTGGACCAACGTTGCCATTACATCAATCCTTAGAAATGAACGTTACGTAGGGGATGTTGTTTGTCAAAAGACATTTACAGAAGACTATCTAACCCATAAGAAGGTAGTGAACAAAGGACAAAAAACGAAATACTACATCAAAGATCATCATGAAGGGATTATTGATAGAGATACATTTGAAAGTGCACAAAAGATGCTTAAACCTAAAACGAAAGGGGTTAAGCGCGGGCCCAGTAAACGCTATGATTTTACCGGAAGAATTGTCTGCAGTGAATGTGGTGCAAATTACCATAGATACAAGACCAGAGGATATGTCACATGGCGTTGTAGCACACGCATGAAAAGCGCAAGACTCTGTAAAATGGATGGTATCAAAGATGAGACGATTTTTAAGGCTCTGAAGAAAGCCTTTATAGAGAAGTTTGAGATTGATCCAAAGGCACCTGCAAAACGTCAAATCATTCAACTTGAGAAGAACCTCTTAAACACAGAAGTGCTAAGAGACGGGGAACAGAATAAACTGCGCCTAGAACTGGAAAAAGCCCTCTTCGCAGAAAGCATGGCAGTTATTGAAAACAAAGATAGTACTGAGTTTGAGAATCAGAGAATAGCTATCGAAAAAACTATATCTGAAAGAGAACCTTGGTGGGCAATGATTGATTCAGATGATCCATACAGAAGAGACGCTATTGCTGAGCTTGGTAGAGTTAAAGAGTCAACGAATCCTATCAATGAGTTATACAAAAAACTAGATAGCACAAAATTTTTAAGGGCATGGATGACACGTGTAATAGCGGAGTCATCTTTTTTATTGAGAATTGTGTGGGTTACTGGTGAGGAAACAGAGGTCAGTCTTAAAGAAGGGGGAGATGCTTAATGAATACAGAACAAACACGAAGGCTGCCAGCATCAAGGGTCAGCATCATCCCAGCTCGAACTAGGACCTCGAGGAATGAAGAGAACTTTGATGGTCAAAAGAAAAGAATTGGGGTTTATGTACGTGTTTCTACAGACTCAGCCATGCAGGCCACCAGCTACGATATACAGGTATCTTACTTCAAAGAATATGTAGAGAAGAACCCTAACTGGGAACTCGTAGAGATCTTTGCTGATGAGGGCCTGTCAGGGACTTCAACTAAGAACCGGGTTGAGTTTAATCGGATGATCGAGCGTTGCCAGAAGAAAGAAATCGACTACATCATCACCAAATCCATCAGCCGATTTGCGAGGAACACCCTGGACTGTCTACACTACATCAGAATGCTGAAGAACCTCGGCATTGGGATTTACTTTCAAAAGGAAAACCTCGACACGTTAGATAGTAAAAGTGAGCTGTTCCTCACTATTCTTTCATCCATGGCCCAGGAAGAGTCGAGGTCCATTTCAGAAAACACGAAGTGGGGTGTTCAGAAAAGGTTCCAACAGGGCAAAGCCCATGTTCCAACGACCTACTTTCTAGGATACACAGAAGACGAGGATGGAAATATTATCATCGATGAGAAGCAGGCTGAAGTGGTTAGGCGAATATACCGTGAGGTACTTGAAGGGAAAGGTACACCTACAATTGCCAAGGAACTGATGAAAGATGGGATTAGGACAGCGAGAAATAAGAAGACCTGGACTTCAGATTCTGTGTACAAAATTCTACGAAATGAAAAATACAAAGGTGATTGCCTAGCACAGAAGACCGTGACGGTGGATTTTCTGACCCATGAGCGAGTGAGGAATAAAGAGCATCAGCCGCAGTACTATATTAGAAATCACCATCCAGCTATCATCAGCGAGGAAGATTGGGAAAAGGTACAAGAAGAGCTGAATAGACGTAGTAAGATGTTTAGGGATCCAGACAATAAATACAACATGGCTTATAGCGGGGCAGCGCCATTTTCAAATAAACTATTTTGCGGAGAGTGCGGAAGGCCGGTGACCAGAAGGCGGCTCACGACTCACTGCGGAGTGGATAGAGCACCTGTGAAGTTCACGGCCTGGCACTGTAGAGTCGCTTCCAAACGAGATCCAAATTTTAAAGATTGTAAATGCAGTTATGTTTGGGAAGAAGAGTTAGAAAGGGCCTTCATGAAACTTCTCTTTGATATTAAAAATGACAGAGATAAACTGATTGAAGATGTGGAACTGGCGATTGAAGAAGCCTCATTAACAGAGGAAGAAGACAGAAGGCTAAATGAACTAGGCACCCAAATCGATAGGATTACAGATAAAATTACTGCAATGGCTGCCAGATCAACAGGATCGAATGAGGTCATTTACGAGGCGACTATGCGACACTTAATATACGAACAGGAGATTCTCCAAATGGAGTATGATGGGTTGAGTGAGAACAAAAAGGAAAGTGAATACCTTGAAGAGAATCTGAAAATCCTAATTGAAGTCTTAGAGAACATCAAAGGCCCCGAAGAAGACTTTGTTCCAGACATCCTGGCCAAAGTTCTTGAGAAAGGAATCGTCTACAATAAATGGCGAGTAGAGTTTAGACTCAAATGCGGAGCCTCTTATGAAGTAGACGCGAGGAGAAGAGCGCAGAAAAAGAAATCAAGATAGCTTCTTCTGAAACAGAGATTCACAACTCTCGACTTACAAAACCTAAGAAAACCTAATGCCATGACATGAGAAACAGATCGAGAAAAAGAACTTCTTTCATTCTGGAGATAGTACTTGCATTATCTCTGGACTAGAGCCATTAATAACATACCTGGGACCTTACAGGTGGGCTCTAGTGAAAGGAGTTTTTGTTGTGAGGAAAAAGACGGTTGAAGTGCTATGGCCAAAGGAAAAAGAAGAGCCAGAAAAAGAGAGTAATGGAAAGTTAAGAGTTGCTGCCTATTGCAGGCTTAGTAGACAGAGCGGTGATAAGCAAATCAACTCTCTCGAGAATCAGTTAAAATATTACACCCATTACATCAGAAGTCATGATGAGTATAAGTTGGTGGGTTTATATTATGATAAGGAAATATCAGGTGTAACGATAGATGGTCGTCCCGGGTTCAAAAGACTCCTTAGACATTGCGACGATGGATTGATAGATTTGGTGTTAACGAAGAGCATCTCTAGGTTTTCTAGAAACGCGAAAGATCTTCTGGAAGTTGTGGACCATTTAAGTGATCTTGGAATACCGGTAATTTTTGAGAAAGAAAACATCAATAGTATGGAAAGAAAAAACAAGTTCTTTCTAACAGCCTTGGCGGCGATCAGCCAAGATGAAATTGTGAGCATAGCCCACAATAGTAAGTGGGGCCAAAACAAACGAATCCTTTCCGGTAATCCAATCTATAGAAGACAGTTCGGTTATAAAATTGTAAAGACAACACAGGGACAGGTGGCAGTCATTCACGAAGAAGAAGCTGAGGTGATAAAAGAAGTCTTTGAACTCTTTATTGGAGGTATGAAAATCGCTGAAATTCTAAAACTCTTAACGGATAGAGGTGTAAAGACCGTTAGTGGGCATACTATTTGGTCGCATACATTGATACTGAATATCTTAGAGAATAGGTCTTATATTGGTGAGAAGATAACAAATCAATATAACAGTTCCCTCTCTCAAAAAGTCGAATTTCTTAAAGATAGTGAGAAGGATATGTATCTCATTGAGAATGCCTATCCCAGAATTCTTTCACCTGAGTGTTTTGAAAAAGCAAAAGATATGCTCTCGGAGAAGAGGAGAAAAAAAGGACTTGGCAAAAAGATACATCACTCTTGTTCGAAGAGGATAAGTTGCGGCCTATGCGATGTGAACTATCACAAGAGCAGAAAAAAGAATCGCGTTGAATGGGTCTGCAGCGTGAAGCAAAAACAAGCGAGATTATGTGATTCTCCACGGTTAACCGATAAAAAGATTCTCAAACTGATGAAGGAAATTATCAGAAAGAGGTATGATTTCAACAATCCTAAAATATTAGAAGTGATGAAGGATGAATTGATTTGGGTGAACAAAAATGATCGGTTTGAACTTCATCGCCTTAGCTTACTAAGCAAATTACAAATCGCGAAAGAGCATCAAAGACGAGCATCGGAAGATGAATTAGCAATCATTGAAAAAGAAAAGGTGGAGCGAGCAATAGTGGAGTTCGAGCATCTAGCGACCATGATAGAAGAAGATCGGAAGTATCGTGATCTCGCGATTGAACTATTACGAAAAGCAAAATCTCCTGAAGATTTTATAGAGAGAGCTAATGTTGATGTTCTTAGAGCGTGGATTTTGGAAATCAGGATTTTCTCTTTAGAAGATTACCAGGTGCATTGGTATGATGATCTACATACGACTGTTGGGACTTGTGAGAATAGAAAAGTGGAAATGGAGCTAAAGCGGGAACAATTGATGGGGAAAGATTTGATACTAAAATCCCAAAATAAGGAGCAATATCGCATCTTAGTAGAGGGATGTGAAATTGAAGGCGTGGAAGAAATAGATCCACCATTTCCTAAAGTAAGAGGTGAGAACATGCAAGCAGTTAGAGTTGAAAAATACTTTTCAGAGAATATTATCGATCGTATACGAAGAGAAATCAGGGAAAGTAAACAACATAGCCCGCCTGCCAAGAAAAAGGTTAGAATCGCTGTATATGCAAGAGTTAGTACTGATGATCCAGTGCAATTAGGATCGTTGGAAGCTCAGATGGCCTACTACACTTATGCTGTGTTAAAGAATCCTGATTATCGACTGATTAAGGTTTATTATGACGAGGGGGTATCAGGAACGAAGGCGGAGAATCGAGATGGTTTTCAAGAGTTGATTTCAGATTGCAGAAAAGGAAAAATTGATCGCGTCATCACCAAGTCTATATCGAGATTTGCTAGGAACACTGTAGATTGCTTGGAGTATGTGAGAGAATTAGAGGCTCTAGGTGTTTCTATAATGTTCGAGAAAGAAGAGATAGATACAGCTGAAAAAGATGGTGAAATCTTACTGACTGTATACAGCGCGCTCGCACAAGAAGAGTCGCGGAGTCTTGGTGAAAGCCTTACATGGGGTCGAAGTAAATTAGCAGAAAGGGGATCTGTTAAACTCAGCACACTGCCTTATGGATTCTATTATGGTAAAGATGGAAGCTGGGAAATTGACAGCGAGAAGGCTGCCGTGGTTAAAAGAATCTTTGATGAGTATCTATTAGGGAAAAGCATGCTGGGTATTGCAAAAGGCCTAACGGAGGATAAAATTCCAAGTCCTAAGAATAATAGTGCTTGGGGGGTCACTACAGTTCGTAGAATGTTAAATAATCCAGCATACATCGGAGATGTGCTTTATCAAAGAAAGTACACAAGCGACTCCATTACCGGGAAGAGAGTCCCGAACAATGGTGAACTGCCAATGTACTATATTGAAGATAATCACGAAGCTATTATCGATAAAGAAAAGTGGGATGAGGTGCAGAGAATCATCAATAGTAAGGCGAGGAAAATCACGAAAACAAACCGGCACACTAGAGATGAGTTCTTCAAGGTTTTTCAATGCGGAATTTGCGGCTGTCCGATTGTACATCTTTCAAGCCATAAGGGGTTGGAGAAGCATTATTGGCGGTGTAGAGCTTCTGTTGTTAAGAACCATTCCGAGGAGTGTTTTGAAAAAGCTATCAGGGAAGAGAACATCGAACACACTTTCATGGCAATGCTGCAGGAAATGAAAAACTCGAAGAAGTTATCGGAATTGGTAAATGAAGTTATCGAAGAGGTTAGCCTGAAACCTCACGAGGAGCAAGAACTTGAACGTTTAGAAAAAGAAATCGAAATCTACTACCAGAAACTCTACGAGACTGTTGAAGAGGGAAAGAAACATGGCGAGGATACCGGTGCGATCAAAGTGATTACTGACCATATCATGGATCTTCACGATAAGATTCGAAGCTATGAAGATAGAAAGGAGAGAGTGAGTGCACTTAGTGAAGAGTTAAAGTGGTTGAGGAAAGAACTCCTTGCTTTGGAGCCATTCAATCCCAAGAAAGAGAGAGTTCCCTTTAGAAGAGATATTTTCACGAGGTTAATCAAGTCAGGAACCTTACTAGCTGATGACGTTATTGAGTATCAACTAAGTGTTGGTGTGAGATGGAATGCAAGAGATAATCGCAGGGAATATTGGAAGCTCCCGATAAAAAAGTAAGAATGAAACCCACTGAGTAGCCTGATTGTAGTGATCAAGCCACTTGGTGGGTTTATTTTTATGAAATAAAAGAGCAGAACAAAAAAGTTACAAATACGTACAAAAATATTGAAATTGTATTAGTGTCTGTGGTATACTACAGGTGAGGTGAGAGCTATGGAAGTTAGTTTGGAAAGTTTGATTTCTTATGAAAAACTGAAGACGGACCTGGATGATGTCGTGAAAATTGTTGAGAAAAATGGAAAGGTTGTCATACTAAAAGACAACGAGCCGGTATACATTCTGCTTAAGTATGACCCGAGTGCTGGTCCAATTGAAAAAATTCTTGGTCCTTCGATTCCTAAAAGAACTTTACAAGAAGCTATGAAAATTGTACTTAAGGAAGTGGAAAGCAGAAAAATGCATGCTGCAGAGCTTTCAGATGAAATATACAGAAGGAAGTTGTACTTGAAGAAAGATGGGACTCAGGCGAAGTACAATCAGATCCGCGCAAGATGTGGACATTACCCTGACATGTTTGAAGCTTTACCCGGAAATATTATTCAGTTGAAGGAGGGTGTTGAGTAATGGATTTTGAAAAGCTATGGCATCAGATTCTTAGCACGGCAACTGAAGAGGCTTTTGATGTATCAACAGTTCCTCAAAACAATAGAACTCCATTGTGGTTTAGAGCTTATACAAAAGAAATATATTTGTACGTAGATAGCACACCCGATAAGAATCCTTCTGTTCAACTAAATGGAGCTAGAAAAATTACAAAAGATGATTTTATGAATGTAGCTGGATATTATGAACGATGGAAAAATGGAGAAACCCATCTAAGGCAGGAAGTAAGAGAACAGTCTAGGAACACAGCGTATATCTTTGGGTTGATATCAAAATTCGCGAACTCATGATTACTATCTGATTGAATGGATATACTAAATTATAGCGCCTTGCATTGGCGTAAACGAGGTGTTGCAAGTGAAAATAGAAAGTTTAAAGAAAATAATCAGTAGTGGTGAAAGCATTACTGTAGAATTCAAAGAGAGTAAAAAGAAGTTAAATAAGGATGTGTATGATTCTGTATGCGCATTTTTGAATCGCCACGGGGGGCATTTGTTTCTTGGGGTGAAGGATAACGGTGATATTGTAGGCGTCGATAAAGATTCTGTGGAGCAGCTGAAGAAAGATTTCGTTACATCGCTTAATAATCCACAAACTCTCAATCCTGCTTTTTACTTGGCAGTAGAAGATGTTGAAATAGATGGGAAGACGATCCTGTACATTAACGTACCGGAGAGTTCTCAGGTGCATCGTTGTAAGGGAAAAATCTTTGATCGAAACGAAGATGGAGATTTTGACATTACAAATAATACAAATCTAGTATCTGGATTGTACATGAGAAAGCAAGCCACATATACAGAAAATAGAATTTTTCCCTATGCTGACTTGGATGAGCTGGAAGATGAGTTGTTTACAAGGGTTAGAAAAACGGTTGGAAATTTGAAGCCCGGCCACCCGTGGGTTTCGATGGATAACATCGAGCTGCTGAAAAGTGCAGGCATGTATCTAAAGGATCAGAGCACAGGTAAGCAAGGGATTACATTAGCGGGCATTTTAATTTTTGGAAGTGAGCTGATGATTCAAACAGCGCTTCCACACTATAGGACAGATGCAATTTTAAGAAGAGAAAACCTCGACAGGTATGATGACCGGGATGATATTAGGGTGAATCTTCTAAGAAGCTACGAAAGATTAATGCAGTTTATTGCCAAGCATCTCAATGACAAATTCTATCTCGAAGGTGATCAGCGTGTAAGTTTAAGGGATAAGATTTTCAGAGAAGCGGTCTCAAACCTATTGATCCATAGATAATTCTCAAATCCATTTCCTGCAAAGCTAGTCGTGGAGAAGGACAGAGTCTTTATCGAAAATGGCAACAAGCCCCATGGTCATGGAATGATTGACCCTGAGGACTTTTCACCTTATCCCAAGAACCCAAAGATTGCAAAGTTCTTTAAAGAAATCGGATGGGTTGATGAACTTGGGTCGGGAGTTAGGAACATATATAAGTACAATAAAATCTATTCGGGTGCCGATCCTGAATTCATCGAGGGAGATGTGTTTAAGACAATTATTCCATTGACCCCCCAAGCTACCCCCCAAGCTGAAATGGATGCTGAGGATAAGCGAACGGAGTCAATACTGGAATTTTGTAAAGAACCTAGAAGTAGAAAAGAAATTCAGGAATTCTTGGGATTGCAAGATAGGAGATATTTTGCGAACAGTATATTGAAGCCATTAGTTAAAGGGAATCTTCTAAATCTCACAATGCCCGATAAACCGACAAGTCCTAATCAAAAGTATTACTCTAACAGATAAATCGAGAGCTCATCACAATGTGGTGGGCTTTTCTACTTTCAGCCTTTCAAATAACCCACCAATAAGGTCTCTAGCATCGGGAAAACACCAGACTGAGACGGGATATTGGTGGGTTGTTTTCATTTTTTGAACTCAAATTGGCTAAATCGCTTTTCCGGGCGATTTGTGCGATTCATCCCCCACATCGAACTACGGGTCCTAAAATCGATAAAAAGCCGTCACAGGCCAAACTGAAGCGACGTTTTTCCAAGGATCCTTCAAATTTTGAGTTTCGATAGGATTCTCTTCCATCTAGGCTATATGAACAAGCACATACCGAGCAAGTACATACTGAATATGTACATACGGAACAAGCACATAACAATAGGAAGAAACTCGTCTTAATGAAAAGAGTAACTGTAGCTTGGGATCTTGATGATTTCAATGACATAATGAGACGTTGTATATTCGATTCAGTCTACTTCACGTGATCGAATTATGTATTGAAGGAATTTAAAATCGCTCTGAGAGCGTCTATACAAATGGATTTTTCAGCTCATCGCGTCGTGGTGGGCTTTTTTTATTGTCTTTTTTACATAAAGAGTAAGTTCTGGGCCAAACAAGAGGGTCTATATAGCATAGTCGGAGCAGAAAATGCAAAATTAAATGTACTAATTGGCCCTAGGTAATCCTTCTCGTATCATGGCGTTTAGAGTGATATATGTAAGTACCAAAAACGCAGGGAGGTATGAAAATGGACCGAAAATTAATGATTAAAAAGCTAGGAGAGCATTTGGGCGTGAAACCTAAGTACTTAAGTGTTCCAACCTTTAATTACGAAATTAGGACAGCGAATGAAGTGTATACCATCGACAGACATGGTGCTATTACAAAGGGAGATGGTGAGCTCATCACTATGGAAGAAATTCTAAGTCAACCTGTGATAGAAGAGCCGACTGAAGTAAGGGAAGAATCAACTTCAGATGAACGTGAACAGCTGCAAGCAGAGCAAGAAACAAATAGTAGAGAAACCTTGAGTCCATCGCTTCAGGATCTAGATGGACTTGAACTTAAGATGGATATGAAAGACCACACAGCTACAAGCCTTAAGAACATCATCAACATGCTTTACAGCAAGCAGCGACTGATCATGATGGCATTTAAAACAGAACAACCTTTTATGGATGAAGGCTTTGCTGAAGATTTAAACAATGAGAACATAGAGGGTTTAGAGGGATTGGGAGCTGCCATTGAAACACTAGGGGCCGAGAGATGTCCAGGATTTCAGATTGATTTTGAAGAGAGGACCTTTAGCTTCTGGCTTTTAGAAGCAGAACTTACTCCAGAAAAAATCAAAGCATTTCAGGATTTATGTGTTCTCATAGCGAACTATGCCAGAACCTTAAACCGCGCATCCTTTAAACAGGCACAGGATGATAATCCCAAGTATGCCCTTAGAACCTGGCTAATCCGTATCGGGATGAATGGTCCGGAATATAAGGAAACCAGAAAGACACTTCTTAAGCACCTAGAAGGAAACGGTGCATTCAGAAAGGTTGATGAAGTCGATGAAACCTAAATGCAGACTCATTGGAGAGAACGGTAACATCTTTAATCTCATGGGGATTGTATCAAGAACCCTAAAGAAATCTGGGGAGCCTGAAAAGGCAGATGAAATGATTAGGCGAGTCACCAAGGAAGCCAATAGTTATGATGAGGCCCTGGCCATGTTGATGGAATATGTAGACATAGAGTAGGAGGTGCAGATAGATGGAACGATTTTTTAGTCAGAAATATTGTGACCGCTGCGGTGGCATCTTAGAAGGTGGACGTATTATGTCCATGTTCAATGAGCAGTGCATCTGCATGAGTTGCAAAGAGAAGGAAACAAAAGACCCTGAATACAAAAGAGCTGTAGAAGCAGATCATGAAGAGATTCGAAAAGGGAACTTTAATTATAAAGGAATCCGTGGGAAGTAATCCTTGACTAATTTTGCCTTCAGAGTGATATATGTATATACCAAAACGAAGGAGGCGAAAGGAATGGAGATTTTCTACACGGTAACGATGCAAACGAAAGCGGGTAAGAAGCTATACCTCAGCATGTGGGATGGCCACCCAAAATGGACCTTTGATTTTGACGAAGCGTGCTACTGGGACACCGAAGAGATGGCAGAGAAGTTTTCAAAGGAATGGTTCAAAGACTTCACAGGATGGGCAGTTGAAGAAATTAAAGTCGACATAAACAAAGTGAATTAATAACATTTGGAGCCTGAAAAATGGCTCTTTTTCTTTGCAGTAAATGAAGGAGGTGAAAGTTATGGCAGGTAGAGGAAGACCACCAAAACCTACAGCGGTCAAAGAGCTGGAAGGCAATCCAGGAAAAAGGCCACTGAATAAGAACGAACCGAAACCGAAACAGATAGCACCGAAGTGCCCGTCATGGCTGGAACCGGATGCTAAGAAAGAATGGAGAAGGCTATCAAAAGAGCTGGAAGCCATGGGGCTACTGACTCAAGTGGATATGGCTGCCTTTGCCGGGTACTGTCAAGCCTATGCTAGATGGAAGGAAGCAGAGGAATTCATCTCAAAGCATGGATCCATTTTGAAGACAGCTTCAGGATACATTCAGCAGATTCCTCAAGTATCCATTGCCCAGCAGAACCTTAAGCAGATGAGAAACTTCTGTTCAGAGCTTGGGCTAAGCCCATCAGCCAGAAGTAGACTCAACATCAATAACAGTGGTAACACCATCGAGGGAGATGCCATGGAGGAGCTACTTTCAAATGTACCAAAGGCGGAGGATATTCTGAAAAAGAGTAAGGACGACTAATTTGAAAGGAGGAGACGCCTATGCCATTTAGTGAAGCTCATGCGAACCACGCCATAAATTTTATCGAACAACTGAAGCTGACCAAAGGCAGATGGGCCGGTCAGCCTTTTAAGTTACTTCCCTGGGAGAAGGATTTGGTAAGGCGACTTTTTGGAACCTTGAGGGAAGATGGTACCCGTCAGTACCGAACCGCCTATGTGGAGATTGGTAAGAAAAATGGTAAGTCGGAGCTTGGCGCAGCCATAGCCCTTTACATGCTTCTTGCTGATGGAGAACCTAATGCAGAGGTTTATGTAGCCGCCTGTGACAGACAACAGGCCAGCATCATTTTTAACACCAGTATGAATTTTGTTGAAGGGAATTCAACCCTATCAAAAGTGACCAATCTGGTAAGGTCCACCAAGCGAATCGTCTATCCAAAGACAGGAAGCTTCTATCAGGTACTTAGTTCCGATGTTAAATCAAAATCCGGGATCAATGCTTCCTGCGTTATCCTTGATGAGATTTGGACCTATCCGAATCCGGATCTTGCCAAGATGCTGACTACCGGTTCAGGAGATGCCAGAACCCAACCGCTCTTTTTATACCTCACCACCGCAGGAAATCAACTCTCTGGCTATGGCTGGGAGATGCATCAAAAGGCAAAAGACATACTGGAAGGAAAGAGAATAGATCCGACATTCCTCGCTATTATCTATGGCTTAGAGGACGATGCGGATATTGAAGATGAAAACAACTGGTATAAAGCCAACCCAAGTCTTGGCCATACCATTTCTATAGAGAGAGTCAGGGAGCATTACAATCAAGTTAAAGACGATCCGGCAGATCTCGCCTTGTTTAAACAACTAAGGCTGAACATGTGGTTAAAGCAGGAAATCAAATGGATGCCCATGGATAAGTGGGACCTTTGTAATTATCCTGTAGACCCGGAAGAGCTGAAAGGACGAGTCTGCTACGGAGGTCTGGACCTGTCATCTACCAGTGACATTACAGCTTTTGTACTCGTGTTTCCACCCTTAGAAGAGGGAGATAAGTTTCAGGTGCTCCCATACTTTTGGTTACCAGAAGAAACCCTTCATCAGCGGGTGAAAAGAGACAGCGTTCCCTATGACATCTGGCATAGGCAGGGACTACTTAATCTCACAGAAGGAAACGTGGTCCACTATGGATTTATAGAAAAGTTCATCGAGCGACTTGGTGAGATGTACAACATCAGAGAAATTGTCTATGACAGATGGGGTGCCACACAGATGAGTCAGAACCTAGAAGGAATGGGATTTACCGTGGTGCCATTTGGTCAGGGCTTTAAGGATATGTCTCCACCTACAAAGGACTTGATGCGGCTTACTTTAAGCAAGCAGATAGCCCATGGAGGACATCCCGTTCTTCGGTGGATGGCAGATAACATTGTGGTCAGAACGGACCCTGCAGGAAACATTAAGGTGGACAAGGAAAAATCATCAGAAAAGATCGATGGTATCGTGGCTTTAATCATGGGTCTTGCCAGAGCTACGGTAAATCCACCGGATGATGAAGGCTCTATCTATGATGAACGGGACATGATCATTTTAGGATAGAAGGGGGTGAACAACAATTATGGCGAACTTTTTTAAATGGCTCTTTAAAGCCAGGGCAGAACCCACAGACAGTGTTAGCAGCGCTCCGAACTTTTATATGGGGCAAAGTGTCTCTGGGAAAATAGTCAATGAGCGAAGCTCCATGCAGACAACAGCAGTCTTCGCCTGCGTGAGAATTATTGCAGAGACGGTGGCATCTTTACCTCTTCATACGTATCAGTACAAAGGGGACGGTAAAGAAAAGATGTACACCCATCCACTGTATAGGATTTTGCATGATGAACCGAATCCGGAGATGACGTCTTTTACTCTGAGGGAGACCATGATGACTCACCTTCTTCTTTGGGGGAATGCCTACTGTCAGATCATTCGAAATGGTAAAGGAGAGGTGGTGCATCTGTATCCTCTGCTTCCCGACAAGATGACGGTGGACAGAGATAAGAATGGCAATCTTTACTATGCTTACAGGAAGGACACCACCACCCATTATTTAGGACCGGAAGATGTGCTTCATGTACCGGGTCTTGGCTTTGACGGTGTCATGGGTTATTCACCAGTGGCCCTTGCGAAAAATGCCATCGGACTGAACATAGCCGCTGAAGAATATGGCGGTAGATTCTTTGCCAATAACGCTACACCAAGTGGTATTCTTTCAACTTCAGGAACCATCAAGGATCCTACAAAGGTGAGAGATGCTTGGCAGGCGGCCTATGGAGGAAGTGGAAATAGCAATAAGGTGGCAGTTCTTGAAGATGGTCTTCAGTATCAAGCCATCAGCATGCCAAACTCCGATGCGCAGTTTCTTGAGACCAGGAAGTTTCAGATAGAGGAAATCTGTAGAATCTTTCAGGTGCCTCCCCATATGGTGGCGGATCTCAGCAAGAGTTCATTCAGTAACATTGAGAACCAGTCCATCAGCTTTGTGGTCCATACCATCCGGCCTTGGCTGGTTCGAATAGAGCAGGCCATGAACAAGAAGCTCTTTCTAGAAAAAGAGAAAGGTCAGTGCTTCGTGTCCTTCAATGCATCGGCACTGATGCGAGGGGATTATAAATCCAGGATGGATGGTTACGCCATCGGTATTCAGAACGGATTCTTCTCCGTCAATGATGTAAGAAGGATGGAGAACATGGATCCAATCTCGGAAGAAGACGGTGGTGATTGGTATCTGGTGAATGGCAACATGCTGCCTCTAGAGATGGCCGGGGCTTATGCAAAGAAAGCCCTGGATGAGTCTGGCGGTGATGGTCCTGATGAGTAGTGTATAAATAAGGCCATTTCTGTGGACAACTACAAAGTTAAATTTAAGTATCAACAGCATTTCTCTTAATGAGGAGTGCATTTTTTATGGGAAAAAGGAGGTCGATTAGATGGATAAATTTTGGCGTTGGGTGGTGAATGAAGCCGAGGAGCCTATGGTAAGAACTCTGCATCTTGAAGGGTACATTGCTGAGTCCTCTTGGTTTGATGATGACATCACCCCTAAACAATTTAAGACAGAGCTTTATGCCAGTGGGCCGGAGACGGATGACATTGTTGTAAAGATACACTCACCAGGTGGTGACACCTTCGCAGCAGCGCAGATTTACAACATGCTTAAGGAATATCCCGGCAAGGTCAGTGTCCATATTGATGGGCTGGCAGCCAGTGCTGCTTCTGTCATTGCTATGGCGGGAGATGAGGTGTGTGTTTCTCCCCTGTCAGTGCTCATGATCCATAACCCAGCCATGCTTATTGCTGGTGAGGTGGCGGATCTGCAGGTGGGGATTAATCTCCTCAGTGAAGTGAAGGAGAGCATTATCAATGCTTATCAGACAAAGACGGGACTTTCCAGAGCGAAAATCTCACACATGATGGACGCTGAAACCTGGATGAGTGCCCACAAAGCCATCGAGCTAAAATTTGCCGACAAGATTCTTTATGAATCAGAGGTGGTAGATGAAGGTTCCGGTGGTTTTATCTTTGACCAGATGACAGTGACGAATGCTCTAAGGAACAAACTCCCTGGTATTCAGGCGAGGATGAAATATCTAAAAGCACATGATGATGAGGGCAAAGCTAAGGAGCCGGAGAAGAGTCAAGATCCTGAAACACAAGGTGAAGACGATTTGAAGGATCCTGCCCATTCAGTAAACCAGATCCCTACTGCCCAGCTGGAAAGACGGCTGGAGCTGATTAAAAATTGGAGGTAATGAATATGAGTAAAATTCAAGAACTAAGAGAGAAACGTGCCAAGGTTTGGGAACAGGCTAAAGGCTTCCTGGATGAACATCGTCAGGAGAATGGTCTGATCAAACCTGAGGACAATGCCGTCTATGAAAAGATGGAAGATGAAGTGGTCAACCTTGGAAAGGAAATCGAGCGTCTTGAGCGTCAGGAGATGATGGATAGGGAACTTTCAGCTGCCCTTAGCAAACCTCTTGCATCAAGACCTGAGAAGATGACCGAAGAGAAAACTGGTAGAGCATCCGATGCCTATAAGAGTGCCTTTTGGGGTGCTATGAGAAACAAGATGAACCCTGCTGTTCACAATGCGCTTCAAATCGGTACCGATTCAGAAGGTGGCTTCCTTGTACCGGATGAGTATGAGAACCAGCTGATTCAGGCACTTCAAGAGGCGAACCTTCTTAGAAATCTGTGCAACGTGATTACGACCAGCTACGGGGATAGAAAGATTCCTGTGGTGGCGAGTCATGGATCCGCTACATGGATGGACGAGGAAGCCGCCTTCACTGAAAGCGACGATGCGTTCACTCAGGTGACCTTGTCGGCCTACAAACTTGGTACCATGCTGAAGGTTTCTGACGAGCTTCTTAATGACAGCTACTTCGACCTTGAAGCCTACATTGCAGCTGAGTTTGCAAGAAGAATCGGAGCAGCTGAAGAGGAAGCATTCCTCACTGGAAACGGAAGCAGCAAACCTACAGGTCTTCTTCATACAACCGGTGGAGCAAGCCTCGGTGTGACCGCAGCAAGTGCGACAGCCATCACCATTGATGAAGTGCTGGACCTTTACCACAGCTTGAAGTCGGCCTACAGAAAGAATGCGACATTCCTTGTGAACGATGCAACCATCAAGGCCATCAGAAAGCTGAAAGATGGTCAGGGTCAGTACCTGTGGCAGCCATCTGTTCAGGCGGGCACACCGGATACGATTCTCAATCGTCCAGTGGCAACTTCTCAGTACATGCCAACAGCTGCAGCGGGGGAGAAGACCATTCTCTTCGGAGACTTCAAGTACTACTGGATTGCTGATCGTCAGGGTAGAACCTTCAAGCGTCTGAACGAACTCTATGCAGCAAGTGGTCAGGTGGGTTTCCTTGCATCCCAGAGACTGGATGCGAAGCTGATCCTTCCTGAAGCCATCAAGGTGCTTCAGCAAAAGGCCTAAGTAATCTAATAGGAAGGTGGTCCTAGTTACTGCCTTCCTTTCACTTTGATAAGGAGGGAAAACCATGGGATATAACACGAAAAACTATACTGAGCAGGGTGGCGATAAGACCGTAATTGGTGGAGAGCTTGCTGTAACTGCAGAAGGAAAAGTCACCTTTGATGGGACGGAACTGAAACCTGCAGCTGTTCAAGCAGACAGCACCGCTGTGGATGTGGCGGACCTGGTTGCAGATTTCAATGCCTTACTTGCTAAGCTAAAAGCCGCTGGCCTTATGGAAAGCGAGTGATGGTAGATGGCGCTTCTTGAGAAGGTAAAAGCAAATCTCATTGTAACCCATAATGAGGATGATGCCTTACTGGAAGGTTTGATTGCTGCCGCCATTAGCTATGCCGAAGGTTATCAGCATCTAGGTGCGAACTTCTATAAAGAAAACACCATGTCACCGGCTACCGAGCAAGGGGTCATCATGCTAGCCTCTCATTTTTATGAGAGTCGCGATGGCTCCACCGGTGGCTTTTTTAATGACAATGTCAGTGCTTCAGAACAGGTGTGGAAGACAGTACATCTACTTCTACGCATGGGAAAGGAGTGGGAGGTCTGATGAAACGACTATGGGTGAAGAAAAGAAGGAAACGTCAGAAAAGATGCTACCGAAAAGGCAGACGAAAGGATCGCAGTCATGGTTATGAGGAGAAGGCAGTAAAGGCAGGTGAAGGGTATGAGCTTTGGGAAGATGAACACCCGAATCGACATCATCGATACGATTCCCATCAAGGACGATGAAGGATTCTCTTCTAAGGGAGAAGAAATTATCGCCAGTGTTCGTGCGTACAGGGATGAAAGGCATGGCTCAAGGAAGTGGGCCAATATGGCCGCCTACACCAAAGCAAGTGCCACCTTTCAGTTTAGAAGGACTCCTAATGTGGTGATTGAACCTGGTATGCTCATTCGCTGTGACACCGGTGAGTACCGGATCCTAAGCGTTGAGGTTATTATGGGATTTTACTTAGAAGTAGCAGCAGAAAAGTTAGAAGCCACGAAGGACTAGGAGGTGATTTCATGGCTCGTGGGACCTACAAAATGCCAGAAGCTTTCTTGTTAAAGGTATCTGCCCTAGCTGAAAAGACCGATGAAATCATCCCCAAGGTCCTGGAAGCAGGTGGCGAAGTGGTGAAAGCCAAAGTGAAAGCCAATCTCCAGGCGAGCCTTGGTAGTGACACAAAACTTCCATCAAGATCAACAGGAGAACTGATTGATGCTCTTGGTGTAACACCGGCTGGTGTGGATCGGGACGGGAATTACAATGTGAAGGTGGGCTTTGATGAACCGCGAAAAGACGGGGAGTCTAATGCAAAGATAGCCAATATTTTGGAGTATGGAAAGTCCGGTCAGCCCGCAAAGCCCTTCTTAAAACCGGCAAAAACAGCCAGCCGGAACGCCTGTATTGAAGCAATGAAAAGAAAGCTGGATGAAGAGATTAGCAAAATCTAAAGATAAGGAGGGCGAGCGAAATGTATAACAGTATCTTGAAAGATATAGGCGAGGTCCTTGAGCCTTTGGGGATCCCCATTGAAACGGGCGTGTTTAGTAAAAAGGCACCGGATGAGTATCTGGTCCTTACTCCCATGAGTGATATCTTCGATCATTACGCTGATGATCTGCCAAGTGCAGAACTACAGGAAGTTCGCCTCTCCTTATTTTCTAAGGGTAACTACCAGGCGAGAAAGAATGAACTGGTAATAACACTACTGGGAGCAGGCTTTATCATAACGGACAGAAGGTATCTGGGATATGAAGAAGATACCGGTTTTCACCACTTCGCCATCGATGTGGCAAGAGAATACGAATTGAAAGTTTAGCTGAAGTTGACTCAGCTATTTTAAAGGAGGAATAGGACATGGCAACAATTGGTTTGGATAGTTTATATTACGCCAAGATCACAGAAGATGAAAATGGTATCGAAACCTATGGGACACCGAAAGTTCTGGCAAAAGCCATGACAGCAGAACTAAGTGTGGAGCTGATTGAAGCGATTCTTTACGCAGATGATGGAGCTTCTGAAGTAGTGAAGGAATTCAAAAGTGGTGCACTGACACTTGGGATTGATGATATCGGATCTATCGTGGCCCAGGATTTGACTGGGTGTAAAATCGACAGCAACAATGTGGTGGTTTCAAGAAGTGAAGATGGAGGAAGCCCCGTAGCCATCGGCTTTCGTGCTAAGAAGGCCAATGGGCGCTATAGATATTTTTGGCTTTACAGAGTTATCTTCAGCGTTCCAGCTACCAGCCTTGCGACCAAAGGCGACTCCATAACCTTTAGTAGCCCCACCATAGAAGGAACGGTTTTTAGGCGAAACAAACTGGATGGCGAGAATAAGCATCCGTGGAAAGCAGAAGTCACTGAGGGAGACAGTGGTGTTGCCCCATCAACCATTTCTGGATGGTTTACTTCTGTGTATGAACCGGACTTTACTCCGGTAACACCGGCGATTACCATTACGACTCAACCTGCAGGACTCACAGAAGTAACTGCTGGTAGCATTACGGGAAGTCTCGCTGTGGTTGCAAGCTCCAATACGTCTAACCCTGTAACTTATCAGTGGTATGAAAACACCATCGACAGTTCTACAGGCGGTACACCGATTAATGGAGAAACATCTGCCAGCTTTGATATCCCAACGGATCTTCTGGCAGATACCTATTACTACTACTGTGTGCTGAGTTTAAGTGGAGCGGATCCTGTCACCACTGATGTAGCAACAGTAATCGTATCTTAATGGAGGGAAAATAAATGGCAGATGAAAATGTAAAACTTACTGAAGCGGCTGAAGATAGAAGCGCCACCATAGAAATCGGTGGGACAGAATTTAAACTGGTGCTGACTACGAAAGCGACAAAAGAAATTGCTGGACGTTATGGAGGTCTTGAGAACCTGGGCGAGAAGCTCATGAAAACTGAGAACTTTGAAATGGCGCTTTCTGAGATTGTGTGGCTGATTACACTTCTGGCCAATCAGTCTATCTTGATTCATAACATCAGAAACAAGGACCAGAAAAAAGAACTCCTGACAGAAGATGAAGTAGAACTTCTCACCACACCTTTTGATCTGGCAAGCTATAAGAATGCAATCATGGCCAGTATGATAAAAGGGACCAAGAGAAACGTGGAGAGTGAACCCTCAAAAAACGAGGTGGTCGGGTAAGTGATGAGGAGTTATTTACCCGACTGATCTACTATGGCACAGCCCATCTTAATCGTAAAGAAGATGAGGTGTGGCTGATGCCTATAGGATACCTGATGGACCTTTGGGAATGTCACAAACAGTTCATTGGTATTGCAAAGCCGAAGCGAGAACTGTTTATTGATGATGTAATTCCTTCGTGGCTTTAGGCGTCATATTTGTGCGTATGAACAACAAATTATACGAACAAAAATGACAAAACGGTATTGTCAATTGTGCTAACATAAAATGTTATTTTAGCATAAAAGGTAAAATTGAATCATCTCCTAAAAATTAGCAAAAAAATAGTTGTCATATTCGTTCGTATATGATATTGTATTTACGAACGAATATGACAAATGAGGAGGTGATTTGATGACTCAAAAGGATTTAGTGACTAAACTATTGAAAGACAACAAAGGTATTTTGACATCAGGTGAAGCTAAAGAAGCTGGTGTGGCTTATAAAACTCTACAACGTATGTATCAGGTTGGTGAAATTGAAAAACTTGAGCAAGGGTTATATATGGATCCTGATCAGATGGAAGATGAGTACTTTTTAACTCAGTACAGATGTAAAAAAGGTATCTTTTCCCATGAGACAGCATTATATTTTCACGATTTAACAGATAGGACACCTTTCCAATTAATGCTGACAATTCCATCAGGATACAATACTAGGCTCCTGAAAGAGAAAGAAAAATATAAGTTCTTTTATATTGCGGAGAAGCTTTATACAGTTGGTAGGATTACCATGGAGACACCATTTGGGCATCAAGTCTATGTATATGATAAAGAAAGAACCATTTGTGACTGCCTAAAAAAGAAAGAACATCTCGATACTGATTTAGTGAATGAAGCAGTCAAAAGATATATGAAAACTCCCGGAGCAGATTATTCTAAACTACTTAAGTATGCCGATGTTTTTAATATTAAAGATTTGGTTCGAAAATACATGGAGGTGTTGACATGAAAGTTGGTAGTCCTAGACAATTGAAAGACTGGATTAACAATGTGGCTAAAGAGAATAATTTGATAGCGAATACTGTGCTTCAGAATTTTATGATGGAAAGGCTTCTAGAAAGAATTTCGATTTCAAAGTACAAAGACAATTTTATCCTCAAAGGTGGATTCTTGATGATAGAGTCCATATAATGGTGTAAAAAGGATGAGCCACATCCGAAGCTTCGGTATAATAGAAGTTGACAGACAACTATTAGGACCGAAAGGAGACAGATATGGCTCAATTTCATTTTACCGTAGACAGCGAGATCGTGCACGGGCTTTTTTCAATCGACGGTAGAGATCAAGCATTTAGGACACTCCATGAGGAGATTCTTAATCAAGTATTAGAAACCGAAATCACAGAGCAGATCCAAGCGGAAAAATATGAAAGAACATCCGAGCGTAAAGCCTATCGTAACGGGCATAGAGAGCGTCAACTGACGACTCGCGTGGGTACGCTCACGCTTACCGTTCCCAGGCTACGAAATGGCGACTTTAGCACAGAACTCTTTGAGCGCTATCAACGAAGTGAGCAAGCTCTGGTGTTGACTATGATGGAAATGTACGTCAATGGTGTATCCACTCGGAAAGTTGGAGAAATCACTGAAACGCTATGCGGCAAAAACTTCAGCAAAAGTACCATATCCGACTTAGCCAAGCGTCTAGATCCCATCGTAGAAAGTTTCAGAAATCGCCCGCTCGACGACAAGAAGTTCCCTTTCCTAATTGTTGATGCCCTCTACACAAAAGCGCGACATCAAGGCAGGGTGAAGTCCCGCGGAGTTCTGATCGCAAGTGGAATCAATGAGGACGGCTATAGAGAAATCGTAGGGTTTGCTGTTGAAAAAACAGAGACGAAGGACACTTGGGCATGCTTATTTGAAAACCTGAAAGAGCGAGGGATCAGTGGTGTTCAAACGGTTGTCTCAGATGATCATAAAGGTCTAGTGGCTGCGATAGAGGAGCATTTTGTCGGAGCGTCTTGGCAGCGATGCCAGACACACTTCTCGAGGAACATTCTCGAAAAAACGCCGAAGTCCATTCGTCCTGAACTCAAAGAAATGCTTCAAGCGATGTTCACCGCACCGAAGATTGATATCGCACGTGAAATCCGAGATGAAATCATTGCTACCTTTGAAGATAAAGCACCTAAGGCAATCGAAATCCTTGATCGAGGTTTTGACGATGCCACCCACGTACTGTACTACCCCTCAAAATACAGAAAGAGACTGCGCACCACTAATATGCAGGAACGTGTGAACAGAGAAGTGCGGAGGCGTGAGCGGGTTATCAGCATTTTCCCAAACGATGATAGTATTGTCCGCATCATTGGATCGGTGTTGCTCGAAATACATGAGAGGTGGATCTCAGGTAAGAGATACTTTGATATGGAGGAGTACCATACCTTTATGAAGGAGCAAAGCAAAAGAAAAGAAGTGATAGATGAGCCGAAGAGCCTTGCTGTAGGAGCTTAAGCGGTCTCTATTGAGGATAACATTTTGTCGGCTTCAAAGAGCTGTCTGCGGCCTCTGTAAGAGCAGCTGCATTCTTCACAGTTTTGGATTTGACCTTTCTATTTAGGCTAGGATATTGAACCAGTGCTCAGCGATCACTTGAGAAACTAAGCCCGTATTCTCCGAACTCACTTTAGCAACTCGGCGTTGACATATATTTACTATTTGTACCGAATATGTTTTTACACACAAAATCGGACTTGACTTTCTTGATTGCAGCTATGGTTGGTATAGATATGAGAAGCACTATGGACATGGATACAACGATAAAAGGGATTCCTGTCAATAGAGAGGCAATAGAAGAAATATTAAATGAGATTCTATCGATAGAGCTTGATGATAATGTAATTTTTAGGCTAAAAGCTATTAAAAACATCCATGATGTTAGTGACTATGATGATTTCAGAGTCTCTGTAGAAGCCCAGTTCTTTACGATCAGAGTCAATATGAAGATTGACATCACTACTGGAGATGTAATCATACCAAGAGAAGTAGAATATTCGTTTAAGCTTATGTTTGAAGAACGTGATATTTCAATAAAAGCGTATAATTTAAATACAATTCTTGCAGAAAAGATTGAGTCTATTTTGGCGCGGAATGTGGCAAATACCAGAGCTAGGGATTATTATGATGTTTATATTCTTCTAACACTTCGAAGAAATGATATTGATTTAGAAAGTCTAAGAAACGCAATTCGAAAGAAAGCTGAAGAAAGAAACACATTGATCTATTTAGAGAATAGTGAGAAGTATTTAAAAGATATAGAGGAAAGTGAAGATCTTAAGACAATTTGGGAATCATATGTGCAGAAGTTTCCCTATGCAGAAGGTATTCAGTTTGATGAAATTACTGATATTCTAAGAGCAGTTTTTAAGTGACATAAAATAGGCTCAATAAAAAGGATAATTTAACAATATTAACTGTATATGGTACAGAACGATTGTTACATTGAAAATTTTAACGTTACATTTCGAGACACTTCAAACGAGGTGTCTTTTTTTTCGCCTAATGAGGAGGAGGTGAGGCACTATGGCAGGTGATAGCAACTTTGGCCTGAAAATAGGGGTTGAAGGGGAAAAAGAGTTCAAGAATAGTTTGCGCGAGATCAATAGAGATTTCAAAGTGCTGGGCTCTGAAATGAAACTTGTCACTTCCCAGTTTGATAAACAGGATAAATCCCTGCAGGCAGTGACGGCAAGAAATGAAGTTCTGAATAAAGAAATTGATGCTCAGAAAAATAAGATAAGCACCCTAGAATCTGCCCTTAAAAATGCGGCCGATTCCTTTGGTGAAAATGATAAACGGACAAAAGCCTGGCAGATCCAGCTAAACAACGCTAACGCTGATCTGAACAAGATGGAGCGGGAGCTTGATGAAAATAGCAAAGCTCTTGATGAAGCAACTGGTGGATTCGAAGATGCAGGTAAGAAAGCCGGCAAGTTTGGAGATGAAATTAAAGAATCAGCGAAAGTAGCAGATGACTCCGGCGGGAAGTTTGAGAAACTTGGCTCTGTTATGAAAGGTGTGGCCACTGGCATTGGTGTGGCTATGGCAGCCATTGGCACTGCGGCAGTGGGAGCAGGAAAAAAGCTTTATGATATGGCTAGTGATGCAGCTGCTGCCGGAGACGAAGTGGATAAAGCCAGTCAAAGGTTGGGGTTATCGAGAGAGGGCTATCAGCAGTGGGAGTATGTCCTTTCGCAAAATGGCGCCAGCATCTCATCTTTAGAAACTGGGATGAAAAAGCTAAATAGCACCGTGGATGATGCAATAAACGGAAGTGCTTCTGCAACAGAGAAGTTTGAGAGACTGGGCATTTCCATGGAGGACCTTCAGGGAAAAACCAGGGAAGAGGTCTTTGAAATGACCGTAAGAGGTCTTCAAGGAATAGCAGATGAAGGTGAAAAAGCTGCTATAGCTAATGACCTTCTTGGCACGTCTTCTGTTGAACTTGGCGCACTTTTGAACCAAACGGCAGAAAGTACCAACGCCCTAAAGAATAAAGCCAGTGAACTGGGCCTGGTGATGAGTGATGAATCCATAGATGCAGCGGTAAACTACACCGATGCCATGGATAATCTCACTCGGTCTTTTGCAGGTGTGAAAAACAATATCACCTCACAGCTCCTTCCAGGGTTCACCATGGTTCTTGATGGACTTACCGGACTGATCACCGGTCAAGAAGGCGCCGCAGAAGAGCTAAAAGAAGGGGCCAGACAAACGGTCGATCAGATTGCGGTTATCCTTCCACAGATTTTAGATGTGGTGACTGGCCTGATAGCAGCGATAGCCGAAGTGGCACCTGACCTTGTCCTCGCTCTTGTTAGTGGTATTTTAGATAACCTACCCACGCTCATTGAAGCGGCTACAAATATCATCATGACCATTGTGGGTGGACTCATTGAAGCCCTACCTCAGATTACAGAAGGAGCCCTTCAACTGGTACTCACCCTAGTGGATGGGATCATCGCCAATCTTCCATCACTTGTAGAAGCAGCCCTTGTGATGATAGTGACCCTTGCTATGGGTCTTGGTGAAGCTCTTCCGGAGCTGGTTCCTTCCATTGTAGAAGCTGTGATTCTGATTGCCCAGACGCTGATCAATAATCTGGATTTGGTTCTTGATGCAGCTTTTCAGATCATCAGCGGACTGGCCGAGGGTCTACTTAATTCACTGCCGAAGCTAATAGATGCTCTACCCCAAATCATCAATAGTATCATTACTTTCATCACAAATAATCTCCCTAAAATTATCGAGATGGGCCTTCAGCTGACCATTCAACTGGCAGCAGGACTAATCAGAGCGATTCCTCAACTCGTTGGTCAGCTTCCACAAATCATCTCGGCAATTGTGACAGGCCTTGGGAGAGCTATCCCTTCCATGAATGATGTGGGGAGAAATATCGCAAGAGGCCTATGGGATGGTATTTCATCCATGATTGGGTGGCTGAAAGGAAAAGTCGACAGCATGGTCGGGGGTATTGTTAAAGGCGTCAAAGGTGTTCTAGGCATCCGCTCACCTTCTAAAGTGTTCGCCGGGATTGGTGCCAACATGAGTGAAGGTATTGGAGAAGGTTTCACTGAGGCCATGAGTGGGGTTGAAAAAGACATTCAAGGCGCTATTCCTACAGGTTTTGACCTTGATCTTAATTCTCAAGTCTCAGGAAATCTAGGTGGATCTGAAGGTGCAGTCTTTGATTTGACCATCCCACTTACCATTGACGGAAATATTCTAACCAGAGTCATTGCACAGCTACAGTGGAACCAGAATACAGTAACCGTTAGAAACCTTGGAGTAGCAGGGAGCTAATATAGAGAGGAGGGATGAGCCTTGATTGAAATATATGCGGGGAGTACTTTGCTTCAAAGCATCAAAAAAGTGATGGGTGCGGGTGTCAGAGAAACCTTGGAAGGGGAGTATACCCTTTCATTCACGGTACTTGCCAAAACAGCACTAGCACTTAAGGTAAAGCAGATCGCAAAGCTGGATGATCAATATTTCGAAATCGTACAGATATCAAAGAGTCTTCAGGGCAGCCTTCCCATCTGTTCTGTGATCTGTGAGCATGTATCTTACCTACTTAACCATGAGATGTATAACATCACAGAATTTGATTTTACCGGGGATCCATCAGCGGGACTTGCTCAAGTTCTTTCAGGAACCCCTTTTAATGCGGGGGTTGTTGACTATACAGAAAGTGTCACCATGAAGATTAATCAGGAAGTTTCACGAAGAGCAGCCCTGATGCAGTACATTGCCATCCTTGGTGGCGAGATTGAGTACGATGGTTACAACATCAACATTCGAAGTCATAGGGGAAGCACTGACTATATCCCGGTGATGGATTCAAAGAACGTGACAAACGTGGCAGTATCCCATGATTCCAGGGAGAATGCTTCATCCTATGACATTTCCTTTTTTAAACTTTTGAACCTTGCAGTGGGAGATAATGTACAGATTGTGTTTAATCCCTTGGGGATCAATGTGAAGACGAGAATCATCTCCCTAGAATACAACCCGTTTTACCGGTACAATATCAGGGTGGAAGTCGGGAGGTACAGACCTAGCATCTCGGACACCTTTTACCGGATAGAGAACTCTTTAAATAGCGTAGGGAGCTCAGTTGACGATATCCAAAACCAGGTGAATGACTTAGGGGTATCCTATACCATTGTTTCTGATCTGGTGGTGACTGAATCCACCATCGATGTGACCTACACTGTGGAGAAGGGCGATACACACCAGTACCACGCCCAGTACCAGTACACCACCGACAGCGGTGGAAGGATCACGAGCATTACTCTCGATAACATTTTCTCAGAGCTTCTACTTAAGGAAGTGGCCACCTTAACGGTGGACATGATGAGTTTTTATATTGAGTATGCAGATGGAACAACAGCGACATACAACTACACTGTGGATAGCGGTGGTCGAATCACCAGCGTAACTAAAAGCTTAGAGGAGGGCTGAAACCATGAGCTATGATCATATTTTTAATAACACCTTGGCCATCTGGACAGCTTTCGGAGGACGTGGAGAGGTTCTTTTCACCATTCCAACACTGAGTTGGTCAAAGAAATACTATAATGACTTTGGCTACACCCAGTATGGCAGCGAGAAGCAGATTAACGTTTATGATAATGGCAACGCTCAAATTGCCGTGTACTTTGCAAAGACCCCCTACATGTCTTACTGGAACAAGACCACCAAGCAGTGGACCGTTGTCAGCGTTCCTTGGTGGAGCTATGGCCAACCGGAAATTCTCTATGCCGCTGATGGCGTGTTCCTTGCAAAAATAGTGGGTCTTGCTAATGTCATTGCTTCTTTTGATGGCATCACCTGGCATAACGCTGGGTATTGTCCCGGGGCCTTTAACGCCATGACCTGTGGTGCATATGACATGGCTAGAGGTTCTGGTATTGTCAGTTGGTGGTACTACAAGTCGCCGGTCTTTTATAGTTTTGACTCCTTACAGGAAAGGACCGCCTGGACCTTAGTTGGATCGGATGGAACTTCGGTACCTATCTTCAAATATCTGACCACCCATAAGGGAAGCTTTGTCGGTGTGGTTGGTGGGGATAAGTCCATCGCAAGAGCTAGTTCAGGTACTCCAGGACTTTGGACCACAACGATCCCTGAAGATGTGAATGATACCCGGTACATGTTTATCCGGTCTGTGAACGATGTCCTCTTTGTGATGAAGTTTAACTACACCAATGTAGGGGGTGATTACACCTACTATGTGAAGCTCTGCGTATTGAGCGATGACGCCACACAGATCACCGAGACGAATCTTTCCTGGGTGGGAGATCTTGCCAATAACAACATTCCAAATCCAAGGAACATCATCTGGATGGAGGACTGGGGAAAATTCGCCCTTCTAAAAGAGAGTATGCTCTGCGTCTCCAATGATGGTCTTTACTGGGAAGGGGTACATCAACCAGCATTCACAACAAGTGAGTATGATACCTTTGATGGTGCGATCTATGTTCCTGGTGATGGTTTTTATGCTAAAGCAAGCGGTTATGTTTACTTCGCGCCCTATTAAAAAACATCAAACAAAGTAGAGTTGCCAGACGTCCTCAATGTGGGGGCGTCTTTTTATATACAAAAAATTACGAAAGTGAGGGAAGAACAATGAGAGAGATTTGGAATTTCATTCAGATGATATTTGCGGCAGTTGGCGGATGGCTTGGATATTTTCTAGGAGGCTACGATGGTTTTTTATATGCCCTGATTGCCTTTGTAGTGGTGGACTATCTCATGGGTGTGATGTGTGCTGTGCTAGAAAAGCATTTGTCTAGCGATGTAGGTGCTCAGGGAATCTTTAAAAAAGTGGTCATCTTTTCTTTGGTGGGAGTGGCACACATCATTGATCAGAATATTATTGGTGATGGTAGCGCGATAAGAACAGCGGTGATCTTCTTCTATCTGTCCAATGAAGGAATCAGCATCATAGAAAATGCAACAAGACTGGGGCTTCCTATTCCAGAGAAGCTAAAAGACATCCTAGAGCAGCTAAAGGATGGAGGCGATAAGGATGGAAGCAAATAGAACGAATTATATGTCTTTAATCGACATAAAAAGACAATAGGAAGGATTAAAGCTCTAAAAACAAGATAAACTTGAGAAAAAACCTCAAGTAAAGTTGTAAGAACCTTCTCTTTGGGGTATAATAAAATTACTAACGAAGTCCTTATTGAGGAGGTTTTACAATGTTAATTGATTATAGATTTTCAAATTTCAGGTCATTTAAAGAAATGACCAGTCTTTCGATGATAGCTGGCAGACAAACCACACTAAATGATAATCTCATAAGAGAATATGACTTGAGAATTATTCCTTCAGCTGTAATATATGGAGCCAACGCCAGTGGGAAATCCAATATCATCATGTCTCTGGCAGTGATGAAAGACATTGTTCTTTCAGGGTCCCTTGAGGCTAATATACCAAACCTAAAGAACCTGGAACTTTACCCATTTGCCTATCAGGAATCTGAGAAGCCTTTGAGCTTTGAGATTGATTTTATTTATGGAGGAAAACGGTTAGAGTTTGGTTTTGAAGCTCAAGTAAGCACTTTCAAAAAAGAAACCAGAAGTATAGTATCTGAATTTCTGAATTACATTGATAAGTCTGACCAAAAAACAAATATATATACAAGAGAAAAAGATAAGATTCAGATCAATAAAGAGAAAAAGGCACTATCAATCATTGAATTTGATGAGAAGCTGCTAAAACAGTTTGAGAAGAAAATCAATGAGAACATTGATGAGACTGAGCTGTTCTTATCAAGGGCATTTAAAAGTACAATCAGCAATGAATTGGCAGATATGGTGCTAGACTTCTTTAAAGAAAAGCTTGTTGTGGTGAGTGATTTCACACTGAAGAAAACGAACCTAACATTTTCATTGGAAGACAGCCCCAAGAAAGATTTTTTTGCATGGAACAAGATTCTTGATGGATTTGTTAAAAATGCGGATTTTGGTCCCCAGGGTATAGCCTTTAAATCAAACAAATCAGAAGATAAAGAGTCATCCAGTATGGAGCTAGTTTCTATCTATAAATACCACGATGAAAATATCGTGATACCGGCAGAGCTGATGGAATCAAGAGGAACACTTAAACTTGTTGATTTTGCGATTCCTTTTGAGGAACTTTTTAAAGCAGGTGGGGTATTTATTCTTGATGAGTTCGACGCAGCAATACACCCAGAACTGATTAAAGGAATCCTGGCGCTTTTTAATGACAGTGATTTAAATAAAGCTGGCGCACAGCTTATTTTTACGACACATAATCCGATTTATCTAAACAATAAAATATTCAGAAGAGATCAGATCAGGTTCGTAGAAAAAGATACGGATTCTTATGAGAGCGTGATCTATTCTTTAGCTGATTTTGGCGCAGAGGAAGTAAGGAACGACCATAATTATCTAATCAATTACTTCAAAGGGAACTACGGAGCGCTTCCCTTCATCGACTTTTCCAAGCTGTTAAATCAAAACAGCAGTGAGGAGGATGAAGATGGCAACCTATAGAAAAGCATATCTATGCATTTGTGATGGGCAGCAGGAAACAATGTATTTAAATCATGTGGCTAAGCTGATTAAGGACTTTCCAAGGAAAGTGTTTAAGTTTAATACCTTTGAAGATTTGCCACATCGTCTTGAAAAAAGATATGAGAACTATGATAGTGCTGCGGTTTTTGATTTTGACCATAACGATGTGGAGTTCAAGAGAAATATTGAAATCTGTGATTCTCTGAACAAAAAGCTTAAACCTTCAAAACGAAAAGAAGGTAGACACATTTATCATGCATACAGCAGTGTGAATTTTGATTTATGGTTGATCCTCCATAAAGAGGACTACAATAAGAGTGTTTCAAGAAATGATGCTTATATCTCAGATGTTCGTAGAATCTTTGGGTTGAAGCCCACAGACGATATAAAGAATGAAGACGTTATAAAAAGGATCCTACATCAAATAACTTTAGATGATGTAAAATCAGCAATTAGAAGAGCAGAGTTGATTCGGAAGAACAAGGTGAAAGCTGACAGTACAAAGATTGGAAATACAACAATTTACTCGAATCCTGATTTCTCCATTCATGAATTTCTAAGAGCGGTTTTGGAGGATAGCGGAGATTTATTAAAGAACATATAGCTGGAAGGCACTCAGATTAGAGTGTCTTTTTTTGTGCCAAAAAAATAAAATGGAGGCGATAAGGATGGCACTAAGTAATTTAAAGACTAAGTACATGACCAGAAATGATTGTTATACAGCTGGGAGAAAAATCACACCCAAAGGCATCATGATCCACTCCACTGCCACGCCAGGTGTGATGGCAGGTGATTGGTACATTTGGTGGAACAAATCTTACAAAGCGAAAGAAATCAAACGCCAAGTCTGTGTTCATGCTTTTCTTGATGATAGAGAGATCTGGCAGTACCTTCCTTGGAATCATAGGGGTTGGCATGCCGGGGGAAAAGCGAATGATACCCACATCGGTCTCGAGATATGTGAGCCGGGTGGGTTTTCTTATTCTAAAAATCAGATGGTAGGCTATGATGCCAAAAAGAATGAAGCCTTTTTTAGAGCGGCTTGGAAAAATGCTGTAGATCTATGCGTGTTTCTTTGCAAAGAGTACGGGCTGACTGAGAAAGACATCATCAGCCATGCAGAAGGAAACAAGAAGGGGATTGCCTCTAATCATTCCGATGTTGGCCACTGGTTTCCAAAGCATGGGGAGAGTATGGACACCTTTAGAGCGGCAGTCAGAAAGGCACTTGAGAATGCAGATGAAAACAAAGAGGTCTTTGAAGCCGGCAACATTGTAGAAATCAAAGCATCGGCAAGAACCTATTATCCAGGTGGACCAATCATTCCGAACTGGGTGAAATGGAACTATCATTTAATCACCCAGGATAAATCCGGTGATAAAGTCGTGATTAAAGGCGGTAAGGAATGCGTTCTTCTTGGTAAAACCATTCTGAAAAGTACCATGGATGAAAAGGCCGGTATCATGACCTGGGTGGATAAAGAGAGTCTAAAGCTCATCAGTGCTGGCGTGGAAGTAGAGCCTGAGAAGCCTAGCAGTAGAAAATACTACCGGGTGCAAGTGGGAGCCTTCAGTGATAAGAAGAATGCAGAGGCCCTTATGGCGCAATTAAAGAAGGCAGGATTTGCTGCCTACTTGAGATTCGAGTAAAAGAAAAATTGTGGGAACTCTAGCCGGTGTTATTCTCATAGCATCGGCTTATTTTTGTCCCATTACTTAGTAGAAATGACTTGCTATTTCAGTGTTTATAAGTGATATATACTATGACGCCGATACCCTGAATCCTTGATTTTAGTGTGTTTCAGGGTTTTATATTTTAAAGAGTTTGATTGATAAACAAAAAGGCCGTCAGCTTGAAAAAGGATAAAGGAAGGAGGGCGAATATGACTGGATCGTTGTATGAAAGTGGATTTTATGACAGCATTGATTTCCAATCCCAAGAGAGACAAGTCATTGAAATTGGAATGAAAACTCAAGGAGCATCAACAGCATCAAATATTAAGGAAGAACCTAAAAGACTGAGAGTTTGTGCGTATTGCCGAGTGAGTACAGAAGAAGAAATTCAAATGAACTCCCTTGAAAATCAAACAATTCATTACACAAACTACATTAGAAATAACTCTGACTGGATGTTTGTGGGCATCTACTCTGACAGGGGCAAGTCTGGAACTAAAAGGTCCCATAGGGCGGGATTCAATAAGATGATGCGCCATGCCCTGGAAGGAAATATTGATTTAATTTTATGTAAGTCTATCTCGAGATTTGCGAGAAATGTAATGGACACATTAGAAGCAATTAGAGTGCTCAAAGAAAATGGAATTAGGGTCATCTTTGAGAAGGAATCTGTTGATACAGGAAGTATGGAGAGTGAATTTATTCTGACCCTGTTATCGGTAGTCGCGCAAGAAGAAAGCAGAATGATTTCAGAAAATCTAACCTGGGCTCATACAAAAAGGTTTTCAAGTGGAAAGCCTTTATTCACAAGAATTCTAGGTTATAAAAAAGTGAACGGTGTTCCCTGGACCATTGATTTAGAGGAAGCAAAGATTGTGAGGGAGACTTACGACTTGTATTTGGAAGGCTACAGCCTGGTCAATATAGCCAGAAAATTTATAAGTAAAGGTTATAAAAAACCAAATGGTCGTATCGACTGGAAAGATTCAAATATCAAAAGTATTTTGAGCAACGAACGTTATGTTGGTGATGCTCTTTGCCAAAAGACTTACACAAAAGATTATCTAACACATCAAACCAAAATAAACAATGGAGAAAGACCGCAGTATTATATAAGCAATCATCATGAACCAATTGTTGACAGGAAAATCTTTGACAGAGTGCAGAGAATTCTTGAGAAAAAATCAGTCACATACGATAGAAAGAAAAAGAGCGTAAATGAGTTTACTAGCAGAATCAAGTGTGGGTGCTGCGGGAAGAACTACCATCGATATGCGGGCAGAAGGAAAGTATTATGGAGATGTTCGAGCAGTCTTAAGAGTAAATTACTTTGCGAAATGGAAGCGATTGATGAACTAGATATTGTGAGGACTCTAAAAAGAGAGTTCACTAGGAAGTATCTGGATGGTGGCACCAATGTAAACAAAAAACTTGTCATACATTTAATCAAAGAGCTTAAGAATATTGAGTTAAATCGAGAGTCAGAGCAAAGTTGGCTGAGACTGTCTTTAGAAAAAGCTTTGGTGGATGAAAATAGAGCGATTATGGAACTTCGTGATGAGTCAACATTCAAAGAACAACGAACTCAACTTGAGAAACAATTAGAATCTAAAAGGCATCTATGGGAGTTTATCGATAAGGATGCTGAGTACAGGGAAGAAGCTATAAAGTCATTAGAAAAAATAAAAAGCGGAACCAAAATTGTGCAAGGGATGAATAAATTATCTGAGGATACTAGGTTTCTAAGAGCATGGTTTATCAGAATGACTTATACAGACAAAGGAACGCTGCTTTTATATTGGGCGAATGGAGATCTAAAAGAAGTGAAAATTGAGAAAGGAGAAGGCTGATTATGCAAACGAATCTATCAACAAGCATGAACCCAAAAGTCCGCATTATTCCAGTAGTCAGCAGGACGGGAAGAAGTGATGAACATCATGATGGACGCAAAAAAAGGATTGCGGCCTATGCGCGTGTATCGACTTTGCTCGAACACCAAGCGTCCTCTTATGAACTTCAGGTTTCATATTATACGGACTATATAAATAAAAACCCAGCGTGGGAGCTTTATAAGATCTACACGGATGAAGGGATTACGGGTACAAATACAAAGAACAGAACGGGATTTCTTGAAATGATTGAAGATGCCAAAGCAGGAAAAATAGACTACATTCTAACAAAATCCATCAGTCGATTCGCTAGAAACACCCTTGATTGTTTAAGTTATGTAAGGTTATTGAAGAACTTAGATCCCCAGGTCGGCGTATTTTTTGAGAAGGAAAACTTGGACACACTTGATTCGAAATCAGAACTATTTTTGACGATTTTAAGTTCCCTAGCCCAGGAAGAATCAAAATCATTGAGCATGAATGCTACCTGGGGTGTGACGAAGCGTTTCTCTCAAGGGAAACCCCATATTCCAACCACATACTTTCTAGGATACGATACGGATGAAGATGGGAAGATTGTTATTCTAGAAAAAGAAGCAAAAGTTGTAAGGCGAATATTTAGAGAATTTTTAGAAGGGAAGGGGACAGCAAGGATTGCTAAGGGGTTGATGAAAGATGGTGTTTTAACAGCAAGAGGTAAGAAAACCTGGACCAGTGATTCTATTCGAAAAATATTAATCCAAGAAAAATATACAGGGGACTGTGTGGCTCAAAAGACGGTAACAATAGATTTTTTAAGCCATAAAAGAGTTCCAAACAAAGACCATAAACCGAAATATTACATTCAAAATCACCATCCTGCAATTATCTCAAAAGAAGATTGGGATAAGGTACAAAAGGAACTCATAAGAAGAAACGATATGCTAAGAAATCCCGAGAGAAAATATAAGATGACATATAGCGGGAAATCCGTATTCTCCAATATGTTGTTTTGCGGGAAATGTGGCAGACCTGTAACACGCAGGCGAATGACTTCATCTAAAAATGGAGAAAAGTACCACTTCACAACATGGCACTGCAGAGTGGCAGCCCACAGAGATATAGACAAAGGCATTAAATGTAATGCGAGTTATGTATGGGAAGAGGTATTAGAAAAAGCATTTATGAAGATTCTCCATGAGATGAATGAAGATCGTGATGAAGTGATTCGAGAAGCGCGACTTGCCAGTGAGGACTATGCACTTACAGAATCTGAGAAAGAAAAACTAATCGAACTTGAAACGAAACTTGAACATATTACAAATCGAATCAGTGATTTGGCAGCTAGAGAATCAGCGACAAGTGATCCTGTATATGACGCAACTATGCGACACATGATTTACGAACAAGAAATCATTCAGCTTGAGTATGAAAACTTAAGCAAGATGGAAACTGAAAGTATTTTTATAAAGAAACAGTTAGAAGAGTTCATTGAGAGTTTGAGTGACTTAAGCGATGACGATAGCTTTCGAGAAGATATTTTTGTAAAGACCATTGAAAAAGGTATCGTGCATGACAACCACCAAGTCGATTTCCATTTTAAATGCGGTATCAAAAGGAGCATAAGCGCTGATCGTAAAGAATACTTGTAGATAACAAATACTGAAAATAAGCGTCTAAATAACAGAGGCTTTTCATAGAAAGATAAAAACTCCCTCAATTAGGATATAGTACTTGCATTATATCCTGTACAGAGTGAACATACCTAGTAACTGAGTATGCCACTACAAAGAGAGGAGTTTTTTCTATGGGCAAAAGATCAGATGATACTTTAAATAAAACAACCGGTTATCAATTGGATGAAATTGAAAAGATGAATCCCAATGATAAGATGCAGTGGGTTCAAACATTATGGAACCCTTTAGATGAAAAGAGGAAAAGTCCGCTTGAGAAAACGGATGATGAAGTAAGGGTAGCGGCTTATTGTAGAGTGAGTCCTACTCCAAATAAAAAAAGTCGATCGCTTCAAAATCAGATGAGTCATTATACAGAACTAATTCGCAGTAAACCTAATTGGAAATTTGTCGGTATCTACTTTGATGATAATATTTCTGGTAGGACAATAAAGGATAGACGAAGTTTCAGAAGAATGCTCCGTCATGCTGAAGAAGGCAAGCTGGATCTAATCATTACAAAAAATGTGCAGCGGTTTTCCAGGAATACGAAGGAGTTGCTAGAAGCTGTCGAAGAGTTAAAAGAACACGGAGTAGGGGTGTATTTCGAGAAAGAGCGGATTGACACGTCCATTGATTATAATGCATTTTTATTATCAACCTACGGAAGCCTATCGCAAGCTGAGATAGAAGCTATGTCAGAACTAGGAAAGTGGGGTGTGGAACAAAGACTACTAAGTGGGAGGCCTTATTTCCAGAAGACCTATGGGTATGAACTGGTTAAAGGTTCAGGGCGCTCGAAGCTTAGAATTATCAAAGAAGAAGCAAAAGTTGTTAGGTGGATTTACAGAGAATACCTCAACGGCAAATCTCAGACAGAAATCATGAAAGCCCTGACCTTTAGCAGCAACAAGACTCCTAGAGGACTGGATACATGGAATATTTCAACAGTTAAACAGATTTTAACCCTGCCGATTTACACAGGGAATTACATTGGTAGAACGACAAATAAGGATCTTATGACAAACAGGGTTAGGTCATCAGAGGGTATGAGAGATAAGATTCTAATTGAAAATGCAAACCCACCCATTATTGATTTGAAAACCTTCGAGAAAGTGCAAAAACTCATTGAGAAAAACAGACCAAATAAAACGACAGCTTCAAAAAAGACAATCAGCCCTTTTGCAGGACGAATTATTTGTGGCTACTGTGGAAATATCCATTATCGAACAACAGACCGAGTGAAAGCAGCGTATTGGGGATGCAAGTTACGTGTGGGGCATAAGGAGCTGTGCCCTACAAATTATATCAGAGAAGAAGTTATGCGCGATATCCTTCAAAGCGGTTTTGAAGAATGGTTTGATTTTGGAAGTGATAGAACTGTCAATGAGCTGGAGAAAATATTAGAGAGGGTCAATAAGAATGACCACTTTGAGTTTCATCGGCTTAAATATTTAACAGAAATTGAGATTGCTGAACATTTGGTAGGGTCCCGATTTACTATAGAAGATGTAGAGGATATGCGTAAGCAATATGGAGAATTTGAAGAGAAAATCAATCAGATAGAGGATGATAGGAAGTACCGGGACATGGCTCTTGACTGGCTTAGAGAAGGAAAGGATTCGGTGGCGTTCTTAACAGAGTTAACATTGGAGCTCATGAGAGCCTGGATTGTTTCTGTGACTATTTATTCATATGAAGATTTTATTGTTCACTGGATTAATGGAAGTGAAACTCAAATGGGTGATGTTGAGCTATGCAAAAGTAAAGCTGAGGATTTCCGAAAATCAAGAGAGAAAAAAGTGGAACTAATTTCTGGGTCTGAAGCAATACATGACAATGAACGAGATACTAAAGCACTAACTACAGAAAACTTAATATCAAGAGCGTCATTTGAATCAGATACTAAAATTAATCCTTTAGAAAAAACAGAGCATCTTCATCTTGATGAAGTCATCGAAAAATATGACAGAGAGGAGGAAACCGATGTGGCATTACCTCAAGTAACACAGATCGATCATCAGCAACATATGCAGTTGATGAGTCGCATCTATAAAAACGTAAAAGACAATAATCACCTAAAGATTGAGACTAAAAAGAAGCTGAAGGTCGCTGCCTACGTTCGAGTGTCAACGGATAAAGAAGAGCAAGAAACAAGTCTAAAAACCCAAATCGCTTTTTATACCTACTCCATCCTTAAAAATCCTAAGTATCAGTTTGCTGGCATCTATGTAGATGAAGGTATCACTGGAACTTCAACAAAGCACCGAGAAGGCTTCAATAGAATGATCAGTGACTGCAAAGCAGGAAAAATAGATTTGATCCTGACAAAATCATTGTCACGGTTTAGTCGGAATACTTTGGATGCGATTAAGTATGTAAGGGTTTTGAGAGAGTTAGAGTCACCGACCTATATATTTTTCGAAAAAGAAAATATTTCAACAGAAGACGATACCAGTGAGCTGATGGTCAGCCTGATGGGAGCCTTAGCGCAGCAAGAGAGTAGAAATATAGGAAGTTCCATCTCCTGGGGTAAACGAGCGCTAGCAAGTAGAGGGATAGTCAGGCCAAGAAGGCTTAACTATGGGTATGAATACAACGAGAAGAAAGAGTGGGTCATCAAAGAAGAGGAAGCTGCCATTGTTAGGCGCATTTATACGGATTACTTGAATGGGGTGAGACGAACAGATATCTATAAAAGTCTTAATGACGAGAGAATCGTTCCGCCAAGTGGTTCAGGACTTTGGAGCAACTCTTCCATTCAAAATATCCTGGTGAATGTCGTTTACAAAGGGGATTACATTCACAATCAAAAATATAAAAATCCAGAACGCAAGCAACCACTTGTACCAAACCGGGGAGAAATTCCCATGATTCATATTGAAGATCATCACCCAGCTATTATTGAGAAGGACGTATGGGATGAAGTGCAGCAAATGAGAGCTGATCGACAAAAGAGCATGAAAAGAGTTCATCTGAGTTTTGAAAAAAAAGAAGTAAAAAATGAAGTGTTTACCGATAAATTCAAGTGTGGAGAGTGCGGTAGCACAGTAGGTTTTGGACGATATATGAATAAAAAACGAGTTCAAAAGCGTGACGATGAAACAGGTGAAATTGAGAGAAAAAGGACCAAAGAAAAATCAAGCGCGACATTATTTTGGCGATGCGGCTATGGCCTGCAGAATATGCTTCAGGTATGTGATGCTAAACAGTTCAATCAAGAATACCTGGAAATCAATTTTCAGCATCTGCTGGTTGAAATGGTATCAAATCCAGAATTCAAAACATACTATGAAAAGAAAATAGATGAGCTTGAGATAAGTGAAGAAGAACTGAGCATGGAAAAACAACTAATCGATGAAATGGATGCACTGTATCAAAAACTTTACGAAGCGGTAGATGACGAGCTTAACAAAAAGGGCAGAGACTCCCAGCGGATTGATATGCTTACGAGCAAGATTGTGGCAATACAGGAACAACTGAAATTCTATACAGAGAAAAGAGAGCGGCAACTACATCTACAATCAGAAATGGAGTGGTTCTTTAATAGCTGCAAACTTCAGGATCTTTTAGGAAAGAAGAGAAGAGCGAATTTTCAAGGGTTCGATCAAACCAGGTACGGAAAATCACTACTTCCGTCAAAGGTTTTAGAGACGGGTCTTAAGGTAGAAGAAGCGAGCTTTAACAAAGACTTATTTGAAAGATTAATAGAATCTGGCATAATCTATAGAGATGGGACAATTACATTCACGCTGAAAGTCGGACTTGAATGGTCCGCACCAATAACCTATGAGAATTATCAAAAGCTCATCACCAAGCGAAGAAAGCTTGAGAACTTCTTGAAGAGACTAGATTTTTTAAATGGGCCTGAAATTAAAAAGCTTATGAAGTATTGTAGAACACCTAGAACTAGCCATGAGATGTTAGCATTCATGGGGGACACTTTGACAATTGAACATTTCAGGACAACGATAATCAATCCACTGGTTGAGATGGGGAGACTAAAGCGTACGATTCCTGAGTTTATCTACAGCCATGATCAGAAGTACTATACGGAAAGTTGAAACTTAAGAAATTTTGAATTGTCCCACTGCATATGATAATGTGAATGTAGTGAGGAAAGCAAATCATAATAGCAAAGGGGTGATCAGAATGCCTACATCATCTTTTAATAAGGATTTCACTTTGAATACCAAGAAGGCCGTGGAGTCTTTCGAGAGGATTATTTCCATACCAAGAAAGAGTATAAAAATAGATAGAAGCTTGGTATCGCTTAAATATACGAGGCGTGGGGAGCATAAAGTAAAACAAATGCTATCTCGAAACAGTACAAAAGAAAAATGAGCCTATCACATTGTGATGGGCTTGATTTTTTTGTGATCACAGATGAACCACCAAGATGGCATCTTAGCTCGGCATCAGTTCCGAACTTAGACTTGCATCTTGGTGGTTTTTTGTTTTTTTTTTGAAGGAATCTTGGCAGTTTTTCGATTTCAGGCTATTTAGCTTGAAGTTAAGCAACAGGTCCTAAACAAAATAAAAATCCGACACAGGCCAATCTGAAGGCTTGATTTTTTTTGAGCATCATCAAAAATGGCAATTACTAGACTAGATTTTCTAACTTTCGAACTAATCAACTGAGTAACAATATAATAGAAGGAATTTTTCAAGAGAGCTCATTTCTTTACCGAAATGGGCTTATTTTTTTATCCTTACAGCACAATGATAAAACTACATATTGTATTTAAGTCAAGATAAATACATTATTAACCACTATAAAATGTACTTTTATCCAAATCGTATCACTTCGAATGAGAAATTTTGTGGACATGCGTTATGTCAGAAGTCAGTAACCCTGGACCCCTTAACTCACAAACGGGTCAGAAATAAGAACCACAAGCCGCAGTACTTTATCCGGAATAATCACCCTGCAATCATCTCTGAAGAGGAATGGAATTATGTACAAAAGGAACTGGAAAGAAGAAGAAAAATGAAGCATGATCCTGACGGGAAATACCATAGAACCTATAGCGGAAAGGCACCATTTTCGAATATGCTCTATTGTGGGGAGTGTGGCATGCCGGTTCATAGAAGGCGCATCACATCAAGGCGAGATGGGAAGCCCTACAAGTTTACCGTTTGGCACTGTAGACTGGCGGCTCAAAAAGTAGAAGCAGACTTTGACTGCCATTCAAAGTATGTTTGGGAAGAGGTTATTGAAGCAGCCTACAATGAAATGCTTCTGAAAATGACTGAGGAGATTGATCTCATAAGAGCTGAGGGTGAAGCGGCCATTGAGGATGTGAGCTTAACATACGATGAAAAAGAAAGGCTTAAAGAGCTTGAAGAAATCATCGATCGAATCAATGATCGTATAAGTGAAATGGCCATGAGAGAAAGTGTCACTAATGACCCCATCTATGATGCAACCCTTAGAAATATGATTTATGAATCACAAATTTACCAGCAGGAACATGAAGCGCTTGTCAAAAGCCAGGACGAAGAAATCTACATGAGGCAGAACCTAGAAGCTTTAATAACATATCTTGAAAGCCAAAGTAGCTTTGAAACCTTTGATGCAGCAGAATTTAAAAAGCTTGTTGAAAGAGGTATTCTCCACAAGGACTATGAGATTGAGTTTATCTTTAAATGTGGAGTCATAAGAATGGCTCAAGGCTGGAGACGTGGGAAGAACGACTAGCGATTTTTAAAGAATTTATCCAATTAAATAAAATACTCCTTTACCGTATGGAGATTGTACTTGCAATAGTTTGACACCAATGCAAACATACAAGCAAGCGCAATCTTTCAGAGGAAAGGAGTTTTTTTTAATGGACCAAATAGATAAAAGCTTATGGATCAATAAATTATGGGATCCTTTAGAAAAGATAGAGGACAGTCCACTTCACAGTAAGCGAGAGGGAATCAAGGTAGCCGCCTATTGTAGAGTGAGTCTTGATTCACTGGGACTGTCCCACTCATTGGAAAGCCAAGTAAGTCACTATACCCATGTGATTAATAGTAGGGACAACTGGACCTTTGTTGGTATCTATTTTGATAATCTGGTTACCGGGAGAAAAGCATCATTAAGACGAGGCTTCACTCGGATGCTCAGACACTGTGAAGAGCATAGAATTGACCTAATCTTAGTCAAAAATGTATCCCGGTTTTCAAGAAACACGAAAGAGCTTATTGAAGTCATTGAACGATTAAAAGAAATAAACGTAGCGGTATATTTTGAAGCGGAAAATATTACGAGCACTAGGAGTGAAACAGCCTATCTTCTAAAAACCTATGCCAGCATTGCTCAAGGGGAGATTGAGGCAACTTCCCAGGCGATAGAGTGGGGACATGAAAAACGAATGATGAAAGGCAAGGTTAATATCGGACACACATACGGCTATGATAAAACAAAAGTTGGTAATGAGACCGTCATTACAATCAATGAAGAGCAAGCACAAGTTGTTAGACAGATTTATCAAATGCATCTTGATGGTATGAGTAATAATGCCATTGCAGGTGAATTAACCATTAGAGGAGTCAGGACCTACTTTGGGAAGGAACTGTGGGGACCGAAGACGATAGCATCAATCTTATCAAACATTGCCTATACAGGAAACGCAAAGACCAGGAAACTTACAAGAGATTTGATGAGCAACAAAAGACGGTCTTCAGAAGGGATACGGGATCAATATTTAATTGAGAACCACCATCCAGCGATTATAAGTCAGGAAGTCTTTGACCGGGTACAAGAAGAGAGAAGCAAGAACAAAAGGGAAACTAAACCTCAACAAATTAGACCCAATCCGTTATCAAGGCGGATTCACTGTGGCAACTGCGGTCAGAATTTTAGAAGAAATAGAAATAAACCATGGGAGTATTTCAGGTGCGTCTCGGCAATAACAAACAAAAACCTCTGCAGCTCACCGACTATACGGGAAGACTTGATGCTTGAAATAATGCTAAAAGCTTTTAGAGTACGCTTTGATACTCAAGATCCAAAATTGATTAAAATGCTTAGAAGAATGTTGATTAGAATAAATAAGAATGACTACTTTGAGTTTCATCGCCTTAAGGCCTTGACACAGATTCAATTGGCTAAAAGGTTGAAAGATATTCAATTTACAGATGATGATATCATTCAAATGGAAAGGGATTATGATAAGTTTGAGAACCGGCTAGTAGAAATAGAAGATGATAGGAAGTATCGTCTTGATTCCATAAAGTGGCTTGAGAATATTAAAACATTTGAAGAATTTGAAGGGAAAGCCACTATTGAATACTTACGGGCGTGGATTCTCTCCATGGTCATTTACTCAAAAGAAGATTATAAAATTTATTGGATTGATGGTAAAGAGACAGAAATAGGTAACTGCATACCCATAAAACCAAACATAGAAGAGTCGTTATCAGAGTTGCATCCAAATGGGGATTTAGTGGTTCAAAAAGCCACTAATTTTGAATTGATGACAAACATCCAAATCGCCTCGGAGAAAGGGGGTGATTTAAATACTGTAGGTGAGGAGGACAGAAAGATGATAGCAGAAAGAAAACTTGAGCCTAATTTGATGGTTAAAAATATACAAAAACAACTTAGTAATTCTGTGATCATGCAGACGAGTGTACCTGTGGTAAGAGAAAAGAAATTAAAAGTAGCTGCATATGTACGAGTTTCAACAGAACTGGAACAGCAAAAAACAAGTATCAAAACTCAATATTCATATTATCTGTACCTTATCCTCAAGGATCCACGGTATATCTTAGCTGATATCTATATAGATGACGGAAAAAGCGGGAGAACGACTGAAGGTAGGCATGAGTTCAAGCGCCTGATGGAAGATTGTAAAGAGGGAAAAGTGGACTTGATTATTACAAAATCAATTTCTAGATTTGCTAGAAATACTGTCGATACATTAACCTACTTAAACATGTTGAAAAGTCTAGATCCAAAGGTCGAAGTGTGGTTCGAGCGTGAAAATATTTTGAGTCTTTCTGAAAAAAGCAATGTCTTGATTAATCTGTTATCAGCACTGGGACAGGAGGAAAGTGTCAATATTGGTGAAGCTATTGCCTGGGGTAGAAAAAGTTTGGCCCAAAGAGGTATTGTAAGACCTGCGGTTCAAGGCTACGGTTATGAGTACGATAAAAATAAAGAATGGGTAATAAACGATGAAGAAGCAAAAGTAGTGAAGCTGATCTATGATGACTATGAAAAAGGAAAAAACATGAGAGAGATAGCTAATACGCTTACAGAAGAGTCTATTCCCACACCAGGTGGACAAAAGATGTGGCAGGTGAGCACCATTAGGAGGATATTAAGCTCTGAGATTTACAGAGGAAACTATATATATCAAAGATTTCATTCAGGCTTTAGTTTAACCAGCGATCGGGTGAAGAACACAGGAGAACTGCCCATGTATTTCATTGAAGGTCATCATAAAGGAATTATTAATGGGGAGCAGTGGAAAAGAGTTCAAACTATGTTAGAAGAAAATGAAAAAAGCAGAAAAGAAAATTTTCAAAAATATCCAGTGGACAAGGAAAAGAATGATGCCTTTACTAAGAAACTATATTGTGGTGAATGTGGAACCGTCGTCGGCTATGTAAGAGGAATTAACAGACAAATGAAGAGTTATGAAAAGAGATGGTGGCGGTGTAATAAGGGGTTAAAAGGCCATTGTGGTTCTATTCATTTGAATCAAAACTATGTAGAAGAAAACTTCTCTCAAGTCCTAATGGATATAAAATTTAATCCTGCATTTGATGAGTACTTGGATTTATTTATGGAGGCTTTAAAGATTACACCAGAAGAAGAAATACAAAGAGAACAGCTAGAGCAGAAGAAAGAAGCGTTAAATCAACAGTTATACAAAGCTGTAGAGGATGAGCTGGGGAAAGCAGGTAAAGATGCAAAGCTTATTGATTATTTGACTGATGAGATTATGGATATAAGAGAGAAACTACTAGGTTATACGGCTCGTGAAGAACAACTGGAAGAAGTAGCAAAAGAAATTGAAGAACTTAGAAAGAATCTTGAAGCCTATAAAAATAAAGGGAATGATGATTTAGGATATTACAAAAGCTCACCTGATTTTAAAAGAGAAATTTTTGAAAAATTTATAGAAAAAGGGACCATTCTAGAAGATGGTCAGATTATTTATCTGTTCCATTCTGGTTTTGAGTGGAAGGCACCAATAAACTATAAAGACTTTCAAGAACAGGAGAGGCGTAGAAAAAAAGCAAAGACGCAATTGGAAAAGAAAGAGTTTTTAAAGGGGCCTGAAGTGAAGGCTTTACTAAAATATTGTGAAGAGCCGAAGACAATAACAGAAATGCGTGAGTATCTTCCAAGGTATTTGACAAATCCTAATTTTAAGAAGTTTATCGTGAAGCCACTTTTAGAAAAAGGAATTATTAAGGAAACAATACCGGATAAGCCAACAAGTAGGCTGCAGAAATATTATTCGGTAAAAAAGTAGGTATGCATTTTTAAAAGTGGAACGTTATTCTTAAAATATGAAGAAAATCATGACAAAATTAAAAACGCACAAAGAAACCCACTGAGTAGCCTGATTATAATGATCAAGCCACTTGGTGGGTTTGTTTTTATGCTTAAAAAAGTCAAAGGCCATCCAGTTTATTTTTAAAAATGGAACGATTTTCTTTACTTATGAAGAATAACGTGCTAAAATTAAAAAAAGATGAATAGCACTAAAGTAAAGCGGCTATAATAATTTTAAAAATGGAACGTTATTCTTTAAATGCGAAGAAAATCATGCCAAAATTAAAAAGAGAGGTGAGATAAGTGGATGTGTTAACTGAACTGGCGAAGTATCCGGTTTTTACAATCGATGATGTAAAGAATCTTGTAGGTAATGAAAAGACAGCTTATTCCCAGCTGGACCGTTTAATGAAAAAGGATCTGGTCAAAAAGATACGAAAGAACATATACTCTGTAGTCAACCCGACAACAGGGCAGCTTGTGGCAACTCGTTATCAAATCGCTTGCGCTATAACTGACACTGCATATATCTCTCATCACAGTGCTTTTGAATATTATGGATTGGCGAATCAAGTGTTCTATGAGGTGTATGTTTCATCTGAAACAAAGTTCAATCATTTTGAATATGATCATGTAACTTATAAATATGTTGCATCAAGGATGAGTGAGGGTGTTTTTGAAGCAAAGAACACCACCGGGGTTAGAATAACTGATATGGAACGGACAGTTGTTGACAGCATAAGGGATTTCAATAAAATAGGTGGGTTTGAAGAATTGTTGAACTGCTTGGAAGGAATCCAGTATTTGGATGAAAAGAAACTGAAGCGATACCTTGATATATATAATACCCAGGGCCTATATCAACGGGTAGGATATCTCCTTGATCATTATCGAAAAGAGATGCAGGTATCGAAGGAGTTCATAGAATATTGCAAAGGTAAAATAGGAAAAAGCAGACGGTACCTTGTGAGTGAAGCAAAGGACGATAGCTTCTATAACAGTGAATGGGAACTGATGGTACCGGAAGGGCTATTTGAAATAACGGATCAAGGAGGTGATATACTTGTCTAATTACGACATTATATATTTAGGGAAAAAAGCTGAAGAATTAGGATTTGTGAGGGATACATTAGAAAAGGTAACGAGGCTAGCAGATATTCTGGAGTATTTAAATACAAATCCAATTCTTAAAGATAGTCTTGCATTAAAAGGTGGCACAGCAATTAATCTTACGATTTTCAACTTGCCACGTCTTTCTGTAGATATAGATTTGGATTATTTAATCACCAACAGTAAAGAAGAAATGCTTGAAAGTAGAGAGGTCATTAACAGTACTATTGATCGCTATATGGTGTCCCAGGGTTATTCAAAAAATCCCAAGACGAAGAATCCTCATAGCTTGGACTCATGGGTCTATGACTACATAGGAGCCAGCGGGAATAAGGATAATATCAAGATTGAAGTCAATTACTCATTACGGTCCCACGTTCTCGAAGCGGAAGAAAGACCGATTATAACTGAACATTTTTCCAGTGAGTATAAGGTGAAGTCTCTAGCTCCACTTGAGATATACGGAAGTAAGATGAATGCGCTACTAAGCAGAGCTGCAGCCAGGGATTTGTATGATTCAAGAAATATGATTCACTATGGTCTCTTTGATGAATCGGAAGAGGAAATGCTGAGAAAGTGCGTTGTATTCTATGCAGCCATATCAGCGAGAGATAAAAACAGTATAAACAAGACCTTTGATACCAAAGGCATTGACTCAATTACTAAGAGGAAGATTAAGACAGATCTCAATCCTGTCATTAAAACAAAAGATGATTTTGAATTGGAGTCGGCTAAGAAACTTGTTAAAGAGTACATTTCTGATCTGATGGTTTTGACGAAGGAAGAAAAGGAATTCCTGAATAAGTTTGAAGGCGGAGAATACGTTCCAGAACTACTCTTTGAAGATGCGAAGATTATTGAACGAATTAGAAATCACCCAATGGCATTATGGAAAACTAGATAATATAAATGAAGAAACCCACCATGAAGGCATCTAGGCTCGGAAAGTACCGAACTTAGACTGAATATTGGTGGGTTATTTGCTTTTTAAAGCCCCAAATGACTAAATCGCTTTTGTGGCCAATTTCAGGGAATTAGCCCATGGGTGGAACTACGGGTCATAAAATCAATTAAAATCCGTTACAGGGCAAACTGAAGCGTCGTTTTTTCAGTGACCCTTCAAAAATTCATGTCTCGGGACAGATTATCGTTTAGGATGAGAGCCGCCAGAATAAATACATATATAATAGAAGAAACTCGTTTTATTAGAATTGAAAAGCAACGATCTGCCAGTGAAGTATAGTATAGTTCAGGCGTGGACTTTTCATGGTTTTGCATTAAATAATGAGACGTCGTATATTAGACTCAGCATATTTCAGATGAACCAAGATTCATTCAGATAAGTATAAATCGCTCTGAGAGCGTATATATAGATCAATTTTACAGCTCATCACAATGTGGTGGGCTTTTTTTTGCGTTATAGACTTCGAAATCCTAGAATTACTGGTCAAAACAGAGTATTTCTTGACATTTTTCTGTGTATTGGGTTTCCTTTTTATCCTTTTAGATTCGAGGCGAGAAGGAAAATTTGGACACACTCGACTCAAAATCAGAGCTATTTTTGACAATTTTAAGCTCCCTCGCGCAGGAAGAATCAAAATCATTAAGCATGAATGCTACCTGGGGTGTAACAAAGCGTTTCTCTCAAGGTAAGCCTCATATACCAACCACATACTTTCTAGGATACGATACGAATGAAGATGGGAAGATTGTTATTCTAGAAAAAGAAGCAGAAGTTGTGAGGCGGATATTTAGAGAATTTATAGAAGGAAAAGGAACAGCAAGGATCGCTAAAGGGTTGATGAAAGATGGCGTTTTAACAGCAAGGGGCAAGAAAACCTGGACCAGCGATTCAATTCGAAAAATATTGATCCAAGAAAAATATACAGGAGATTGCGTGGCACAGAAGACGGTAACAATAGACTTTTTAAGCCATAAAAGAGTTCCTAATAAAGACCACAAACCGAAATATTACATCCAAAATCACCATCCTGCAATTATCTCAAAAGAGGATTGGGATAAGGTTCAAAAGGAGCTCATAAGAAGAAACGATCTACTAAGAAATCCCGAAAAGAAGTATAGGATGACCTATAGCGGGAAATCCGTATTTTCCAATATGTTGTTTTGCGGGAAATGTGGCAGACCCGTTACACGCAGACGAATGACCTCATCAAAAAATGGTGAAAAATATCACTTTACAACATGGCACTGCAGGGTAGCAGCACATAGGGATATAGACAAAGGCATCAAATGTAATGCGAGTTATGTATGGGAAGAAGTATTGGAGAAAGCCTTCATGAAGATTCTCCAAGAGATGAATGATGATCGTGATGAAGTGATCCGTGAAGCGCGACTCGCCAGTGAAGATTATGCCCTTACAGAAGCGGAGCAGGAAAAACTGGTCGAACTAGAGACGAAGCTTGAACACATCACTAACAGAATCAGTGATTTGGCGGCGAGAGAATCAGCTACAAGTGATCCAGTATATGATGCAACAATGCGACATATGATTTATGAGCAAGAGATCATTCAGCTCGAGTATGAGAATTTAAGCAAGATGGAAAGCGAAAGCATATTTATAAAGAAACATTTAGAAGAGTTCATTGAAAGTTTGGATGACTTGAGTGATGACGATGGCTTTCGAGAAGATATTTTTGTAAAGACCATTGAAAAAGGTGTGGTGCATGACAATCATCAAGTCGATTTCCATTTTAAATGCGGCATTAAATGGAGCATCAGCGCTGACCGTAAAGATTACATGTAGGCAGCCGAGCCAAATCATGAAAACAAACGCCTTAATACTGTAGGTGTTTAACATAGAAAGATGAAAACTCCCTCAATCAGGATAAAGTACTTGCATTATATCCTGTACAGAGTGAACATACCTAGTAGCTAGGTATATCACCGAAAAGAGAGGAGTTTTTTCTATGGGCAAAACATCAGATGATGCTGTAAATAAAGCAACTGTTTATCAGTTGGATGAAATTGAAAACATGAATCCCAATGATACGAGGCAGTGGGTTCAAACATTATGGAACCCTTTAGATGAAAAGAGGAAAAGTCCGCTTGAAAGAACGGATGATGAAGTAAGGGTAGCCGCCTATTGCAGGGTTAGTCCAACACCGAACAAAAGAGGAAGATCCCTTCAAAATCAGATGAGTCATTATACAGAACTAATTCGGAATAAACCTAACTGGAAGTTTGTCGGGATCTATTTTGATGATAATATTTCTGGCAGGACAATAAAGGATAGACGTAGTTTTAAGAGAATGCTCCGCCATGCCGAAGAAGGCAAATTGGACCTAATCATCACCAAAAGTGTGCAGCGATTCTCAAGGAATACAAAAGAACTACTTGAAGCCGTTGAAGAACTAAAAGGACATGGCACCGGGGTATATTTCGAGAAAGAGCGAATTGACACATCCATCGATTATAATGCTTTTTTATTATCAACCTATGGCAGTCTTTCTCAAGCTGAAGTGGAAGCAATGTCAGAGCTGGGCAAGTGGGGAATAGAGCAAAGACTATTAAGCGGTCGACCATATTTCCAGAAGACTTATGGATATGAACTGGTAAAAGGTTCTGGTAGATCGGAACTTAGGATTATTAATGAAGAAGCAGACGTTGTTAGGTGGATTTACAGAGAATACCTCAACGGCAAATCTCAGACAGACATCATGAGAACATTGACCCTTAGTGGTATCAAGACGCCTAGAGGACTGGATACATGGAACATTTCATCAGTAAAGAAGATATTAACCCTCCCGATTTATACAGGGAATTACATTGGTAGAACGACAAACAAGGATCTTATGACGAACAGGGTTAGGTCATCAAAGGGCATGAGAGATAAGATTTTAATTGAAAATGCAAATCCACCGATCATTGATTTGGAGACCTTCGAGAAAGTGCAAAAGCTTATTGAAGACAATAGACCAAATAAAACCACGACCTCAAAAAAGACATTCAGCCCTTTTGCAGGGCGGATTATATGCGGTTATTGCGGGAACATCCATTATAGAACAACAGACCGAGTGAAAGCAGCATATTGGGGTTGCAAGTTGCGTGTGGGGCATAAGGAACTATGTCCTACAAGTTATATCAGGGAAGAAGTTATGCGCGATATCCTTCAAAGAGGCTTTGAGGAATGGTTTGATTTTGGATCTGATAGAACAGTTAAAGAGCTGGAGCAAATGATAGAGTGGGTAAATAAGAATGACCATTTCGAATTTCATCGGCTCAAATACTTAACGGAAATTGAGATTGCGGAACATTTAATCGGATCCAGATTTACGCTAGAGGATGTTGAAGATAAGCGTAAACAATATGGAGAATTCGAAGATAAAATCAATCAGATAGAGGATGATAGGCAGTACAGGGACCAGGCTCTTGACTGGCTTAGTGAGGGAAAGGATTCAGTGGCTTTCTTAACTGAGCTAACACTGGAGCTCATGAGAGCCTGGATTTTTACTGTTACTATATATTCTGACGAGAATTATACGATTCACTGGATTAATGGCAGCGAAACGAGTGTGGGTGATGTTGAGCTTTGCAAAAGTAAAGCTGAGGATTTCCGAAAATCTAGAGACGCCAAAATTGAGCAAACGGAACTCATATCCGGACCTGATGCCACAATTGACAATGAACGTGAGGCCAAGACATTAAGTACTGAAAATTTGATATCAAGAGCTTCATATGGACCGGACACTAAAAATAACAGGATAGAGAAATTAGAGAGTCTTCATTCAAGTGAAGGCATCAAAGAATACGGGAGAAGGGAGGAAATCGACGTGGCATTACCCCAAGTAACACAGATTGATCATCAGCAGCATATGCAGTTAATGAGTCGCATCCATAAAAACGTAAAAGACAATTATCACCCAAAGATTGAGACTAAAAAGAAGTTAAAGGTCGCTGCCTACGTTCGAGTGTCGACCGATAAGGAAGAACAAGAGACAAGTCTAAAAACCCAAATAGCTTTTTATACCTACGCCATTCTCAAAAATCCCGAGTATCAGTTTGCTGGTATCTATGTAGATGAAGGCATTACAGGAACTTCAACAAGACACCGTGAAGGATTCAATAGAATGATTGCTGATTGCAAAGCAGGAAAAATCAATTTGATTCTGACAAAATCATTGTCACGGTTTAGTCGAAATACTATTGATGCAATTAAGTATGTACGGATCTTGAGAGAATTAGAGTCACCGACTTATATTATTTTCGAGAAAGAAAATATTTCATCAGAAGATGATACCAGCGAGCTTATGGTCAGCTTGATGGGAGCCTTAGCACAGCAGGAGAGTAGAAATATTGGAAGTTCCATCTCCTGGGGTAAACGAGCGCTGGCCAGTAGAGGGATAGTCAGGCCAAGAAGGCTTAACTATGGGTATGAATACAACGAGAATAAAGAGTGGGTCATCAAAGAAGAGGAAGCAGTAATTGTTAGGCGCATATATACGGATTACTTGAACGGGGTCAGACGAGCAGATATCTTTAAAAGACTTAATGATGAGGGTATCGTGCCACCATGTGGTTCCGGACTTTGGAGCAATTCCTCCATTCAAAACATCCTGGTGAATGTTGTTTACAAAGGGGATTACATTCACAATCAAAAATATAAAAATCCAGAACGTAAACAACCGCTTGTTCCAAACCGGGGAGAGCTGCCGATGATTCATATTGAGGATCACCACCCGGCCATTATTGAGAAGGACATGTGGGATGAAGTACAACAAATGAGAGCTGAGAGACAAAAAAGTGTGAAAAGAGTTCATCTCGGTTTTGAAAAAGAGGAAGTAAAAAATGAAGCTTTTACTGATAAATTTAAATGTGGAGAATGTGGTAGAACAGTTGGATTTGGAAGATATATAAATAGAAAAAGAGTTCAAAAGCTTGATGATAAAACAGGTGAAATTGAGAGGAAAAAGATCAAGAAAAAATCAAGCGTTACACTATTTTGGCGCTGTGGTTATGGCCTGCAGAATATGCTTCAGGCGTGTGATGCTAAACAGTTCAATCAAGAATATCTAGAAATCAATTTTCAGCATTTGCTGGTTGAAATGATTTCAAATCCTGAATTTAAGGCTTACTATGAAAAGCAAATGGATGAGCTTGAGATAAGTGAAGAAGAGCTAAGTATGGAGAAACAGCTGATAGATAGAATGAATGAGCTGTATCAAAAACTTTACGAAGCGGTGGATGAGGAGCTCAACAAAAAGGGCAGAGACTCCCAGCGAATTGATATGCTTACGAGCAAGATTGTGGCAATACAGGAACAACTGAAAATCTACACAGAGAAAAGAGAGCAGCAACAATTTCTACAATCAGAAATGGAGTGGTTCTTTAATAGCTACAAACTTCAGGATCTTTTAGGAAAGAAGAGAAGAATGAATTTTTATGGGTTCGATCAAACCAAGTACGGAAAATCACTGCTTCCATCAAAGGTTTTAGAGACGGGTCTTAAGGTCGAAGAAGCAAGCTTTAACAGAGAATTATTTGAGAGGCTGATTGAATCTGGCATAATCTATAAAGATGGGACAATGGTGTTCAATCTGAAAGTCGGGCTTGAGTGGTCCACGCCGGTAACTTATGAGAACTATAAAAAGCTCATCACTAAGCGAAGGAAGCTTGATAACTTTTTGAAGCGACTGGATTTTTTAAACGGACCTGAAATAAAAAAGCTTATGAAGTATTGCCGAACGCCTAGAACTAGCCATGAGATGTTAGCATTCATGGGAGATGTGATGACAATTGAACATTTCAGGACAACGATAATCAACCCATTGGTTGAAATGGATAGACTGAAACGGACGATTCCAGAATATATCTACAGCCATGATCAGAAGTATTATACGGAAAGCTGAAATTTTGAAGTAATGAATTTTCGAATTTTGTCGATATAAATACTAATCCGGGGTATAATAATGACAAGAGTAATAGTCGCAAAAATAAAAAATTCTTGAAAGATATTCTGAATGATGGTAAAATGGTCTAACTAGAAAAATTAGGAATCTAGCCAATCAAGGCAGAATATGATATAATGTATATGTATCAAAAGAATGAGTAAGGCATATTATAATAGCAAAGGAGGGATTAGAATGGCCACATCATCTTTTAATAAGGATTTCACGTTGAATACCAAGAAGGCTGTGGAGTCATTCGAGAGAATTGTTTCCACTCCTAACAAAAGCGTTAAAATAAATAGAAACTTGGTATCGCCTGAAAAAGAGAGGCGAGGTGAGCAAAAATTAAAACAAATGTTATCTCGCTAA